AATATTTACCCTCCATAACTTTTTTAAATTAAGCATTCTTGCACATTGAATACTTAGTTAAATATTGGATATCCACTTATTATGATAATAGAGTTTTACCTCTCCGTCAACAATTTAACCATTTTTTGTTAATAAAAAAAAGAATAACATATATAAAGTGTTACTTTTATTTATTTTATTTTTTATATATGGCTATTTTTCAATATTTTATAATGTTGATACTATTTATTCTTTTAACTTTCGTCAGTTAAATGTCAGTAAAATATTTTATCCACAAGTTTTCCACAACTTATCCCCAATGTTATCCACAAAAAAAGGTAGCACTTATATTAGTAGCTACCTTTTATTTATTAATCTTCATCTTTCCAGCTTTTTATCCAATCTGCTATTTCCATTATTTTTTCTTCAGTTATTTCTTCTTTATCATGTAATTTTGTAATTAGTTCTGATAAAGGATTGTTATGTAAACCTCCAAAAATTCTTTTGCCTTCTAATTTAAGATATTCTCTTTCTTTTACTAGTACTGTATAGTGTACATGTTTCCCAATTCTCTGCGATATTAAAAAACCTTTTTTGGTTAATCTAGCTAAAAGTGTAATTGTAGTTGTATGCTTCCAACCATATGTTTTTTCTATTTCATCTGCAACATCTTTTGATATTACAGTTTTATAACCAGTATTCCATATGTATTTCATAATTTTTAATTCTGCATCTGGTAGTTTTTTATTCAACATAATATATTCCTTCTTTCAATTTATGTCACTTCTTCAAATTTATCTAACTTAAATTAATAATATGAGCTTTTTATCACAAAAACCACAGGTAAATTTTTCCATATATTCTACGTATTTAGTCTGTTTTTTCAAGTGTAAAATAATGTTCATATCTATAAATTTATTAAATTTTCAAACAATCTTGTTGAATAACAACTAATTCTATTGTATTATTGTAGTTGTAGAATAAAACTAAATCGGCAAAACTAGAGAAATTTAGTGACGCAAAGCTATAGGGACTAAGATTTATAAAATTCTTATAAATTATGCCAGCCAGTTGCCAAAAAGATATTGTTCTTTTTGTTTTTATGAAAGTTTTTTAGGTGGCTAATAATATATATACTTAGAGATAAAATAAAATATATTTCTAATATTCATAGTTTTATTTTTTCTCAAAATGCGATATAATAAAGATGTAAATTCGTATCAAAAACAAAAAAAGAAACTACAATCTATTAGCCTAGAGTGAAGTTTCATTAACTAAATATTAATGTCGTTTTTTATTAAACTTGATTTTTACATCAAGCTCAAAGTCACTCCTGCCAGAGTGGCTTTTTACTTTTCTGGAAATAATATATGTAATAAAGCTAGCTGTTAAACTAGCTAACACTCCTAGTAAAAATTCGCTCATTTCTCCACCTCCTTCCTTTTAAGGGATGGAATGCAGAAAATGAAGCTCCACTCTTAGATTGTAGTTTCTTACAAGATATATTCTTGCATTTTAATTATAACATAATTTTACAATTATCAAATATCCATTCTCCATATTTTTTTATTTATACAATATATTCTATATTGCAATAAAAAACATTGTTTTAAATATATATACATAGGTATATACTAAATATGTTAAACTTAATTATGGAAAATATAAAATGAAAGGAATAAAAATATGACTAAGACTATATTATGTGATTACTGTAATAAAGGAATAAATAAAGATGATAATAAGTATATTACTTTTCATAAGAAAAGTCATATGAAAACTAACATTTGTATTAATTGTGCATTAAATTTGATAGATAAAGATAAATTAAATGAAAATATTATAAATAATCAACATGGTTATTCAAAGAAATGAAAAAGCACTCTCCACAACGAAGAATGCTCTATATAATAATGTTTGACTCAGTAAATATGCGTTGGGGTTACATATTTACTTTTTTATTATATCATTAATTTTGTGCATGAAAAAGAGTTATTTAAATCAATTTTAAGGTGTGTTGAGTAAGGTTCTTGATAGTTTATATGTTAATGAATTTCAAAAAAATAGCACTCTTACAAAAAGAGTACTTTTAGTATCTATTAATTTGTATAAATTAGTGTAAATTACTTATTAAACACTCTTTCCTCTATTTCTGCTCTAGGAATTATTTTAAAGTATTCAAATCCATAGCTTTTTAGCTTTCTTTCAAGCCTTCTTTTGTTAGCATTAAATGTAATTATTAATCCATCACATTTAATTTCTTCTTTCTCTGATATTTGAAGTACTGATTGCATCAATTCTAGTTTTCCTCTATGTTTTGGTTTTAATGGAGTTCTTAGTGTTGTGTTTGCTGATGCTTTACATTCGTGCATTTCAATAAAATTTGCTATCCCTTTATCTTTAATTTCGCCTATATAGACAATATCTATATCTTTTTCTGATATTTTCACTTCATTTTCTAACACTATGGCCTCATCTATTTTTTGTGTAAATTCTTTTCCGTTATATGTTCCTACAACATCCCAAATCAACTCTAAAAATCTTCCTCTTCTACCGTTTAACTCATCTTCTGTTCCGTTATAAAATGAGTTTAATAATTTTATAAACTCTTTATAGTTCTTATCTTTAATTATAGATTCCTCAAATCTAAAATTATTTTTTACAATATCCTCAATTTTACTACTATCAATATTATTTTTCCATTCATCTAATATTGACAGTGTTATACCTAAGAACGATTTATTGTTTAACATAAACTTTGCTAGAGATTCTGCTGACTGATGTTTTTCCCTGCTAGTACTCTCTTTAGATTTAAATTTCAATCTCATATTATGCCTTATATGGAGAAATTACTAGAGCAGGATATCCAATACGAGTTGTGATGGAACTTATTATCTCTCTTGCATAAGGCCATATATTAACTGGAACATTTCGTTCTATAAACATTAATATATAATCATCTTCATAATCCTCTATTGAATTAAATTTATAAATTGCCCTTAGTTCAAATTTTAAATTTACCAAACCTTCTCCTTGACATTCTATTCTTAAGTTAAATTTAGGATAAAATTCTACTACTTCTGATAATTTTTTAAATTCTTCACACTCATATTTCATATTAACATCACATTTAATACTTTCATTTTTGATATTTTCATCTTTATGTAATATAACATCACTTAATTCAATATTTTTAATTAGCACATTTACTAGTTCCACATCATTAACTAATTTTCTATACTTCATTTTATCTAATTCCATTAATCTTCCTCCAAAATCTAAGCTGCCAATGCATAATCATCATTATCATAATCCTCTATTTCAAACTTAAAGTTAAAATCAAATTCAATATGTTCATTGTCTATATAATTTGATGAGTTATCATTGTTAACTAAATTTCCAATATTAGTAAACCTGATATTTCTAGAAATTTCGTATTCTTTATATTTTATACATATAAGCTCTTCTAAATTATCAAAGATATTACTTAATAAATCATAATACTGTTCACTTTTCTTCATAGGATTATGATACATTTCATCTGCTATTTTAAAGTTAGCCTTGCTTTTATCTAATACTTTCTTTATTATTTTTGATAAATTGATTCTCCAATCTAATGTTTTATCAGTAATAAAATCTTCTTCTATATTTTTAATTGACTGCAAGGCATCTTCTTTTATAAACTGTATATCCCATTCATCCTCTTCTATATTGTTATTTTTTAGAGTTTTAGTTACATACTGAATTTTTTCTTCAAATAAATTATATAAGCTATCTAAATAGCATGTTTGTTTTAAATCTAAAATAGACTTATTTTCAAACATAATTGAATAATTATTCATATTAAATTCCCCCTTGTAAACAAATCTTTCCATAAATATACCTCCAAGAGTATAATTTAAGATTTGTTACCTAAATTATACCATTTTAATATTTACATTCCAACAACAAATATTATTAATATTTTCTCATATATACTAAGTTTTTATACATCTGCTCTATATATTTTTATTTTTATGATTATATAAACATGTTACTTTTTTCATTAAAGTTTAATATTTTCTCATACTATACTCTTTTCTGAACAATTTTGATATCCTTTATATTTGTAATACCCTTTGTATTAATAATTAACCAGTATATAATAATCATTATCAATTTAATACATTTTTTACATGTAATTATATACCTTGTTATTTTCATATAATATATATTACATTTAATATATATTATGTGAATTACAAAATAGTCTAGAAATTGTATATAAAGTGTAGGCAAAATGTAAGTAAATATCTTTAACTTGAATTATCAATTTTACTTATTTGTAAAATACTATCTTTTATAAAAACTGTTTTAATTGAGGTGTAAAAAAGGAGGTAACAACTAACTAGTTGCTACCTTCTAATCTATCTATCAAATAAAAACTTCTAATTTGACTTTTAAACATTAATTCAATGTCTTTTACTGCATCTTGAACACATTGCTTAAACTTTAAATCATAGTATATATTCACTTCACCTATGCTATTTACACTTAAAGAATAGTCTTTTCTTTCTATTATACATATGCTCCCACAGTCTGATAAATCATTCTTGTATATTGATTTTAACTGCCTTTTTATTTTGAGAAAGTCTATTTTGGGGTAAATATCGTTTGGATAAAAACTTTTCTCTTGTATTAACATATTCTCACCTTTAACTCTACAATTTTTCTTTTACAAATTCTATAGCTTTATCCATTGTTGACCATACATCATTACCATATAGTTGAGTAAATTTTTCTCCTGTAGTCTTACTCATTTCCTTCATTTTATTACAAGTTACTCCACCAATTACATACAAATTTTGTGTTCTATGTGGTTTATAGTCTTTTATATCTGTAACTAAATAACTTTCTTTTTCTCTCTTATAATATAATCCTAAAATGTCTGCCGATACTTTATCATCACCACTGTACACTATTGTATGTTTATATCTATTATAATTGTTTTCTTCTGCTGAACTTATATGTTTAGTTATAGCTTCTACTATTGCAGTAGCTAATTTATCAGCTCCTAAACTCAAATACTTATTTGCATCTTCACTGTCCACAAAGCATACTTCTATTAGCATACTTTTAGCTTTTGTTTTCTTTACTACATATAATCCACTTCCATCTTTTACCCCTCGATTTGTAAATCCTAAATCAGAGATTTTTTTACAAACGTCTATAGCATCTTGATACTGTTTGCCTTTGTATGTGTAAACTTCGCATCCTCGTCCTTTTCCTGCATTAAAATGTATGCTTATAAACCAATCTAAATCTTGTCTATTTGCTTGTGTTGCTATTTTAGACAAACACTCACTTTGTGTAGATGCTTTATCTATAGTACAATCAACTACATTGTTACCTAGAGTTTTTAATTTATCTATTACTTTATATCCTACATTTCTAGTTTCTATTGATTCATTTATTTTCCCTATAGCTCCACTTCCTGCCCCTGTCTTTGTATGTCCACAATTTACACCTATTTTCATTATTTATTTTCCTCCTTTAATTGTTTGTAAGTTTGATTTATACCTATTGCAACTCCCCAACAAATTACACCTTGCAGTACTGAATCAGCATTTAGTCCTAACATCCATATTGAAAATCCTATTCCAAGTGCTAATAACACTACTGGAATATACTTATTATCTAGTTGTTTATATTTTTTGCAACCTGCTCCTATAACATAAAGAGCAGCTACTAAAATTAGCAACTGCTCTGGTATAAAACTTATTAAATTATCCATCTTTTAACCTCCTAATTAATTAAAATATTCCTCTTTGTATTGCAAATATAAAGAAACCTATAAGTGTTGTAATCATTGTTCCAATTAGCCATTTGAGCATACTTGTAAGTGAGTTTAGATTCTCACACAATGCTTTTAATTCTGCTTTAGACTCTATATTTGCTATCTTTAATTCGTCTATTTCTTCTCCATGCTTATTTATTCTTGTTTCATGTCTTTTTAAATCTGCTTCGAACAGTTCTTCATTCATGTAAGCCTCCTAATTAATTGAAATAAAAAAAGAACCTATTTTGTTGGTTCTGCTCCTTCTACTACTCCACTATGCTCTATAATATAATCCTCTACTGCTTTTCTGTACTCTGCATTAGTTACATCATCAAGTTGAAACTCTCTATTTTTTAAGGGATTTAATCCTTTATTCAAAATCCTCTCTGCTAATATTCTTACTACAACATTATTTATATTCATTATAATAATCCTCCTACTTTTTCGTTTTCTGCAATTAGTAATTGATTTTCTAACTCTTGTACACTAGCATCTGAACTATCAAAAGACTGCTTTATCTTTTCTGATAACTCAACTAGTGTATTATTCAAGCTTGCCTCTATATTCTTTAATGCTAAAGTGTTTATAATACTTGTTTTACCAGTTTTAAATGCATCTTTAATTTCCATCCATTTATTCGTAACATCTTCTAAGCTAGAAGCACTTGGCAAAGGTGCAATTCCTTTACTTATGCTTAATATCTTTTCTGCTGTAGCATTAGCGCTGTCTGTAACAACTATTTTAAGTGTGTGCAGTGCATTATCTTCTAATGTATAGTTAATTGTTTTTTCAAGAGTTAAATCGGTTGTTATAGTTTCTTTTAATATATCATCTATAAAATATTCTATTTTAGTTAATAATGTAGGGTCTGTGTGGGCAGCTTTGAATGTTGCTTGTGTGGAATTATAAGAAGATACTGTTAAAAATGGTAATGCTTGCAGTAATGTTATCTTAGCATAACCATTTACTTTAGCAGTATTACCCCCAGTAATACTACCAACATTTTCTAACCAATATTCAGATGTAGGTATATATCCAACAGGTTTATAGCTATCTTTAGTTAATACATAGCCACTTCCACCTCCACCACTTGAAATATTTCTAGCACCTGCACCACCAAACCATCCACCTCCACCTGAATTATAAGGGTATTTACCTTGTTCTAAACCAAGAATAGAACCTCCACCACAACCAAAAACACCATCCCATTCATCACAATAACCTCTACCTCCATCATATTGTGTACCACCAGGTACAATAAGCATCGAACTGTTATCATCATTAGTACTATTTCCGCCTTTAAAACCACCACCTTTGCCAGCAGGAGTTTTACTAAATGCGCCTCCACCACCACCAGCAACAATTATCCTAGACAAAAGACCTTGTTTATTATTCCAATCTCCATTGACAAGTCTTATATCAGTTGCTCCACCTCCTCCACTATTAACACCAAGTCCTCCTCCATTAAATGTAAATTCTTCATATTTATTACTAGAACCAGTAGCACCTGTATATACATATAATGTAGTTTCTTTTTTTAATGTAAGTTCCCCATAAGAGTATCCTCCACTAGATTGAGAATCTCCACCCCAAACCTTTCCATGAGCTCCCCAACACTCTAATTTATATTTACCTGCTTTTAGAGTAATTGGTTGTGCTTCTGCCTTAAAATCAAAATTCCATTCAGTCTGCATTTTCTCACTCTCCTCTCTTAAATAGGTAACATATCATTTTGTATAGATATATTAACCTCATTGAAATTTTCTATCTTTCTAACAACTTCATCAATCGCCCCTTGCACATTCGTAGCAGTAAGATTGCTTGTTGCATTATTATAACTTGTTTTCTCTGCTGTTGTTTCTATGCTATCTACACTAGTTTTTACCTCATTTAATGCACCAACAAGACTAGTTTTATCCGTTGTTTCAAGTTGTGTTGTATCTCCTATTTTGTTGTTTAACTCTGTTTTAGCAGTTTCTATACTGTTTGTTAATTCTGTTTTAGTTGTATCAATTTTAGAGTCTAGGTCCTGCAAATCTTTTAAAGTTGCTAGAATGACAGTAGGGTCTACTTTTAGATTTATATTAGCTACATTAGATACAACTAATATTACTTTTATTAATAGTTCTTTTACAGTCCCCGAATCTGCTTCAGGTTTATATGTTGTTGGGTAACTAGAAACCGCTAATAATTGGTCTTTGGAATCGAATAGACCAACTTCTCTTATTTCAAATCCTCCAACATCGCCAGGTATGAATTTTTGTATTACTACCCAGTTAGGATTGTCTTTATCTACTTGTGCATGTTCAAGTGTGCTTTCCCAAACTACATTTTTTAGTGCTGTTTGACTCTCATTTGGAGTATAAGAACTCCCTCCTCCATCTCCAACTTTTATCTTTGCAAAATCTACTTTTTCACCTGTAACACTTGCATTTGCTATTGCTGCCTTACCAATGTCAGTTACTAGAGTAAAATATTGTTGTTCTGCCAATTTTATCACCTCATTTCTATTTTTTAGGATACAATGTTACTTTTTCTAGCGCTCTATCATTTCCACTGCAAATAGCTATTTCTCCAAAACTTTCTAAATCTCTAGGTACATAAGGATATATTGTAACTGTTTCCCCTGCACTAATCGTCGCACCTGCGTAAAGTCTACTTTTATCAAATAAAACTCTCTCAAATTTATGTTCTAAATGCGCAGGTTTTATTTCTTCTATTTTCTTGTCTAACTCTAAAATAGTGTTATAACTACAATCATTTGTTATAAAACTAAGTGTAAAACTAAATAGATTGCTAAAAACTTCTACATCAACATTAGTCTTTGTGTAGGCTTCTGATATAGCTTTTATAACTTCTATCGTAGTTGTACCCTTACCTCTCATTTTTGCTTTTATATTACTTCTTCTATCTTCTATATTTAAATCAAATCTATTTTTAATAGATAAAATATTTTCCCAATAATCCAATCCCCAAGTGGCTGTATCTACAAAGAACTGGTCAAAAGTATCGTCATAAGTTTCTCTAAGTGTTTCTAGTTCTATGTCATAAGCTTCTTGTATTTTACTAGTAACATTATTGTTGTAAAAAGAAGGTAGCTTATCAATTAATTTCATTAAACTACCACCTCACTAAACTCTAGGGTCGTAACACTTGGAACTTTGTCTTCTTCAAATACTATATTTTCAGCTTTGTTATTTAACAGTAAATTGCTAAAGTCATGTATACCCTCAATAGACGCAAGTATTGCACTTACTTTAGTGTAAATTATTTCTTTATTAACATTTATTAAATAACTATTAATACTCTCTAAGAAGCTTTCTTTTACAAAATCTAATGTATATCCCGCTTCTAATTTTATAGATGCACTTATACTTATATCTAAAACGCTTGGAGTTAAAACGGTTAACGCAGGACCTATTGGCATTTCTTCCTCAATATGTTCTTTGCATCTTTCAATTACTTCTGTGTCAACAGCTTGATTATTTTCTCCAAATATTAATACCTTTACCGTCCCTGGACCATCCCATCTCGGATAGATTTTAGCGTTATATACTCCTTCAACTTCTAAAGCCCATTCTTCATAGTGAGCTTTATTTCCACTTGTAGCTTGATTTCTTTGGATTTTATAGAATCTCTCTTTTAATTCTTCGTCTGTTTCTATTTCTGTACCACCTTTAAAGTCTAAATTATTATATATTTTACTTATACCGTTTATTTCGTCTTGTAGCTTAAATTCAGTACTTGCAGGTATATTATATCTAATTCCAATTTCTAAAGCCTGTACGGGGCTTGTATTTTGTTCGATTTCCGAACTAATTACTATATCTTTAATTACTACGAATAATAACTCATTGTAAGATATAATTGTTCCATTTGGTATAACTGTTCCAGCTTTTCCCTCGAATACCACTTCTCCTGTAGCTTCTGTTCCTAGTTTTCTGTATACTCCAAATTCATTTACCCGTTTATCAAGAAAATCATCAAAATTATCTTCAATAAAAGCTTTTTTATGAAGATATGAAAGTTCTATATAGAATTTTGCGAGTTCTGTACTGATTGGAGATACCATATCACTTAAAAAAGAACCCTCACCCTTATAGATATCTAAATCTATATTTGATAGAGTTCTATTTTTAATGACATCATAAGTTTGACTACTATACATTAACTTCTACCTCCCCATAAATCGTCGAAATTTCTATATTTACACTTAATAAATCATCTGTAAATTTTGTATCCTTGATATTGACATCTAATATATATTGATTAACTAATAAAGCCTCTTTTATATATCTACTAGCTTCACTTTCTGTAAGTCCTTTACTATATTTCTGTCCAATAAGTTCAGATAATTCAGTTCCATAGCCCCAGCTATAAATTTCATGCTCATATCTATTTGTTTTGATGCATTTATACACCCAAATTTTGATAGCTTCATTGCCTTCAATAATCTTAAAATCTCCATTTTCTAAAATAGGTTCATCTTTTTCAAAATCCCAGGCCACTTCACGAAAGATTGGCAATTCTTCCGTTTTAGGCAAGATATAATCTTCTGGGACACCTATAAAAGGAAATATTGTACTCATTATAAACTCACCAACTTACTTACAACAGCAAATTTATCACCTATTTTGAACATTATTACTATGTCTCCAGATTCAAAAGTATCTATAAATGGATTTTTTACTTCATGTTGATGTTCTTGATTTGTTTCTGTATCAAATGATTCTATCTGTCTATCAAGCATCCAACTATCTATCAAAATATCTTCTTTTTCTAATACGATGTTATTTATCTCTATTTTTAAATCTGGTAATTTGCTTTTAATTTTTCCAACAAAAAAAGAAGGTTCATTGTAATGTTTTCCTTCCTCTCTTATTATTCCTATAAATTCATTTATTGGATCAGACACTATATCACCACCTTTTTATAAATATCTTCTAGCTGTTACATAATTTTTAGTGTAATAGCTACCACTTAACTTACTTATTTTTACAACATCACCAGTATGCGGAGAATGAATAAATTCTCCATTTCCAATAAACATACCAACATGGTCTATTGTTCCATTTGCTCCTTTGCTAGAAAAGAAAACTAAATCTCCTGGTTGTAAACTTCCTTTACTTACTGCTTTACCTGCTTTTCCTTGGCCTCTTGATACTCTAGGAATGTTTATACCTATCTTTTTGTAACACCATTGAGTGAATCCACTACAATCAAAAGTATTTGGACCAGTAGCTCCCCAAACATACTTACAGCCTAGCTTGCTTTTTGCTATACTTATCAATTCTTTAGCTTTTCCTGTTGCATTTGTATAGCCTGTGCCATCTCCAATTATTATTGTTCCTTTTCTTCTTCCAAAATCATTACATTCTTTTTCACTAGACATTAATATATCTATTCTATACACTCCATTTTTTAAGCCAATCGCTCCTCCTCTGTCTGTTACTGTATAAGTTTTACCATCAATTTTAGTTCCAGGACATTTTGCTTGAATTTTTGTTTTAAATTTAAGTTTACTAGGTGCAGCACAAGTATTGTTTGAAGGTACAAGTCTTTTACCATCCATAGCTTGATAATAACCACCCTCCATAGGGTTATTAGACGGATAATAAGCTGTAAATTCTGCTTTTACTTCTCTTCCATTTAGCGTACCTTCTCCATTCAAATCAGAACTTTCTTCTTTTTGCTCGTCTTGTCCTGCTGTCTTTTCATCCATGATATTTTGAAAATTTAAATCTAAATCTATCTCATAATTTCCGCTACTGTCCCAATTATGTTTATCTGTGTCTATATAAAATAGTCCTACAAGACCTGTATAGTTGTCTTTAACCTTTACACCTCTGCCAGTCACACAACTTACATCACCATAACCTTTTAAATTGCAAGTCTGTTCTATTCCCTTGAACTCACTTTCAATATCTACAGTACTATTTTCTTGTTGCTGTATAACCTTTTGCATTATTACTCCAACATCTTTAAAAATTTTATCGTCTATCTTTTCACTTATTTTATTCCCATACTGGTCTACTACTAATACCTTGTTTTTTACATTCTCCATGCTCTCTGAAAAGCTCGTGTTAATAAGATTAGACCCTTCTTCAAACATGACATTTAGTGTAACCGTACCTTTTTCAATAACATTAAATTTATCTATATTAGCTTCTATCATATACTTTTTTTTAGTTGTTTTACTAGCTTCTGTATATGCACTCATTATAGTATCATAGCCAGTTACGCCAATAAACATCTTAGTATATTTAACATTAGTTTTAGGTATGTTTCCAATCGAAAGCTTATTGTCATTAAAAACTTGCTTTGCAATTTCTTCAACTAACTTATCTTTAAAGTTATATGATACTTCACTTTGAGTAAGTAAAAACCCCATATCCTTAGATACAAAACTAATACTATTGTTGCTAGAATCTTTAGACCTATTAATTATCATTCCTCGATAGATTTCTTTCTCATCTACATAAAAACAAACTGTACTAGCTATAGGTATATTAATTTGCTGAAAGTTAACATCAGAAGCTGACTGGACTATAGAAAATTCTAATGTTCTGGAAGGTGACTTATAATCACCTGACCAAGTTACTTTTTCTACTATATCTGTTATGTTGTATATAGCTCCATTCTTTATATGGACCTGTAATTTTATATTATTAATCTAAATCACCTTCTTGTCTTTTCGATTTATAAGTGATTAATTTATGTTAAAACCTTTAAATGGAGATAATTTTAAATCAGTCAATTTACTTAACTTTAAAAAAGTATCCCAAAAATCTGATTCTCTATTATCTCCAAAACATTTATCTAAGTGTTTACAATCTGTACAAGGGAAATCTAAGTCCTTTTCGTTATGCATGAAACTTTTTATAGCTCCAATTTGTATAAACTTGCCTATGCAATATAAATCTTTTTCTGTAAGTTTTATTTCATCTTGCATAATAACACCTCTTTTACAATTTAATCTACAAAACCTGCACCTGGACACATTCTTACTCCTGTAATTTTTGATAATTTTATGAATGTGTCCCAGTGTGCATAACCATATCCACTTTTAAAACACTCTCTTTCATACTTGCAAGTTTGGCAAGGGTCTAATATATCATGTTCTTCTCTAAAACATCTCTTTATAACGTTTATTTGAATATGTTTTGCCATACAATATAAGTCTTTTTCTGTTAAATCTTCTTTCGTTAGACCATAGTTTTCTGGTATTATTCTTACTTTCTGCAACTCTATCACCTCGCTTAAGGAATTACTAGAACCCAACCATCTTTTATAATATCTGGATTTTTAATTAATTTTTTATTTGCATCATAAATCTTCTTCCACAAATCCCCATTACCATAATATTTTTTTGCCAAACTCCAAAGGCTGTCACCTTTACCTACCTTATGTGTTTTTTGCTTAGTATCAAATCCTTTTGTCAGTGGCACATCTTTTACAGAAGATAACTTTTCATCATTATTAATGCTTACTTTAGATATTTGTATCCTTCTATATTCTTTTAGACTTAATGTAAAATACACATCCCCTGTGCAATCTTTTTCTTCATATTGAAAATCTGTTATAATACATTCAAAATTTATATTTGTTTCTGTAATTGTAAATCTTAATATAAAACCCTCATTCATCCATCTTTGAATTTTATTTACACAGTCATATGGTGATGGGAAGCCTGTATAATCACAGTAACTGGCTTCATTTCTGGGGAAGAAACTAGATATTTCTGTAGTTCTTAAGCCTACACCTCCAAACACTGCAATTTCCCCTAATTTTAATACATTTGAGGTATTTACTATTGCTTTACTGTTTATCTCAAAACTTGAAGGAAAAACAGGGAATCTGAAGGTGTCATTTGCTTGTCTAATCCACATTTCCAACTACATCACCTCTATATCTATTCTAAAGATATTAAAAACTTAGCTTCATCAATTATAGTTTTTTCAAAAGCTTTATCCAAATTTTCGTACCTAGAAATATCTTCTTCGTGGTTTGAATACTCATGTATATCTTCAATTAAATTTTCTTTTGCTTGTATCAAAATTTTTAACCTCATTGAACAAGCAATAAATTCTGTATCTTTATTCATTCAATCACCTTCTTTTTCACACAAAAAAAGTACTTGCTATTAAAACAAGTACTTTGCATATTTTTTCTAATTTGTGGTATAATAAAAGCAAGAAGAACTACAATCTATTTAAGACTAGAGTGGAGTTCGTAAATTAGTGTTTCTTTTTGAACTTAATCTTTAGTTCAAAACTAAAGTCACTCTGGCCGGAGTGGCTTTTTACTTTTTTAAATAATTTACTAGTTAAGTAAACTATTAAACCGGCAACTAAACTTGCTAGTACACCTTGTAAAAAATTATCCACGTATATTCACCTCCCTTCTTAGCGTTGGGAGGATAATTTTTTGATACATGAACTCCACTCTATAAATTGTAGATTACATCTTCTTGCTACAATTATTATAACATATAATTCTTACATATTTTTCCTATATCGTACTTTTTATTTTATTTTCTATTTTTTCAATAAAAAGCACCTACCAAAAAGTAAGTGCTTCCTTTGTTTATTTAGTTTTGAGCCCACATAGTTAATATAAAACAATGTGTGTGGTGTTTCATCACCCACCTACAATGTATTTATATACCACTTGGTTAATATAAAACATAAAAATGAAAATTTTAACTGCTGTTACAACACTGTTCTTTACATACCACATTGTTAATATAATTCTGTACTTATATTATATCATTTTTTAACATATAAAGCACTTGAAACAATGTAATATCCAAGTGCTTTATATGTTTTATTTGATTATTATTCTAATGTTATAAGTTTAATAATTCTTTTTTCTTAGCATTAAATTCTTCTTCTGTTATTGCTCCCATGTCTAATAACTCTTTTAATGTTTTTATTTTCTCTAGTGGGTCAATAACATTATTTTTATCAGCTATATTATTAGCATCTTCAACTTTATTGTTTTTTCTATATTCAACTAATTTTTTATAAATAGTTGCACATACATTGTCATTTTTCTTAAAAGATAATATAAAATCTTTACATTCTACTATTAAGTATTCCTTTTTATCTACTGTCTTTTTTTTCATAGCAAGAGCAAATGGCCCAAACAAAGCTATTCTAGTTGCTGTATATCTTCTAATAACTTCCTCTTCTTTTTCAATAGAAACACTTTTTATTTCTGAATAAGAAACTTCAAAAACATCAATCATTTTATCATTTGATTTTTTTCCAGATTTTTTAAATAATATTTTATTATCTTTAACTACAACAAATAGAAACTCTTCTTTATTTAAAAGTGGATGACCACCTATATATTCTAACATTACCATTTCGCTATTACTGAAGTTTCCTTCTTCATCTTTACTATTTTCCATACATTCTAAAATATCATTTTTAGTCAATTTTTTTATTGGCTTACCTGATGCAACTATCTCAACTCTACATTTTTCGAGACAGTTTTTGCACAAGTACCCATCTAAAACTTTTAAAGCATCTGTATCCGCTCCACAAATTATACATGGTTCTTTTACTATTTTTTCTTTTCTACTAAATAATCCCATATTTATCCCCCTAAAACTAATATATACTACGATTATAGCATATATTGCTGCAATTTAGGGGTACATGTTTCTAAACGCCACCAGCTATTCCTAATTTTATTTCTCTTACTAACATTTTTGTTAATTTATTTATGTCAGCTTCTTCTTTAACTGTAACACCGCCTAAATTTATGTTTATAGTAATATTATTATCTTCTTTATTATTTGTAGTTTTACTATCAGTTTTATTAATAGTATTTTGTTCAGTTCTTTGTGCTATAGCTTCTTTGTACTTTCTTGTATAGTCGCTTTCTTCGATTTCTTGTGGTTTGTACATTCTTTGAGTTAAATTACTAACTACATTGTCAATATTACTCTTCAAACTTGGCAATTCTACTTTTATACCTTCCCAAATTCCTAAAGGAAGGAATCTACCTACTAAATCTCTTAATTTCCAAGAAGGGGAATGTACTCCAAATCCATTTTTAAATCCATCTATTACGCCTTTTGCAAAGTCATTTACTTTCCCTTTTAACCAGCCACCAGCTCCTGTGATACCATTCCAGAGTCCTTTGACAATGTTTTTTCCTATATCCATCACCTTTTTAGGTAAAGATTTTAATGTATCCACTACTGTATTTATTAATTTTTTAGCTCCTTCTTTACCCTTTGTTGCCATTTGGCTTCCCCAAGTAACAACTTTTTGAACTGTATTTGTAAGCCAAGTCCAAATCCTTCCAGGTAAAGTAGTAAAGAATGTTACTATATTATTTATAATCATTGAAGTGTATATTTGAGCAGAAGTTAACATTGCGATACCCCATTGACCTATTTTTTGAACTGTACTTACTAACCAAACCCAAATTTTATTAGGAAGCTGCGCAAAAAATGTAACAACATTGTTTATCCAAATCGGAACATTTGTAACTAAGTAGGTCCATACACTAATGCCCCAAGATATTATTTTACCTAATGCAAAACCTAGCCCATAACCAATTTTTGCAGGTAATTGTCCAAACCACACTCCAATATTATTTATCCATGTTGGAATTGTTTGAGTAAAGAAAGCTACAATAGCATTCCAGCCATTTATAAATGCTTGTTTTATATTATTCCACATTTCTCCAAACCATTGCACTGCATTTGAAAAACTGGTACATAAATCATTCCAAGCTTGTGGAATAGTTTGTGTAAAAAAATTACATATGCCACCCCAAACCTTTGTTGTTGTTTCTTTTATATTATTCCAAGCATTTATAACAAAATCTCTGAAACCTTTATTTGTGTTCCATAAAACTACAAGCCCTGCTACCAAAGCAGTTATAGCTACTATAGCAATACCAATAGGACCTCCTAATAATGCACTTGCTTTTGCTAATAGCATTGTCCTAGCTTGAGCTATAGTCATATTTTTAGTTAAAACTCCTACCAAAATCTGAAATCCACTTAACACTGTACCAGCTTCTGCCATACCAACCATATATACCCGTACTGCCAATTTGGCTGCAATCCAAGCTTTTTTTAGTGCAACAATACTTTTAACTGCACTAGTCATAATAGAAGCAACTTTAATGCTCACAAGTACACTTGCAATAGTAGGTCCATTTTTCAGAACCCAACTAAGACTCTTAATCATAGTTGGCAATGCCTTTGTTGCAACTTTTATAATTGTAGATGTTAAATCTCCAAAAGATTGTGCAATTTGCGAAATACCTGCTTTAAGTGACCCACTTGAAAACTGTTTATCTAAGTCACTTAAACATTGTATCCCTGTTTCAGCTGCATTTTTAAGAGGTTCTTTTAGTTTACTATATATCTCTATACCCAGATTTTTAAAACTTTCTTTTAGTATCCCCACTTTAGATTCTAATGTATTAGACATCTTTGCATATGCACTTGAAACAACATCAGCTTGTGTAGACATAGCTTTTAAATTATTAGTATATTGCTCTGAATTTTGACCAGAAAGTGCAAGTGCAGCTTTCCCTGCTTCAATACTACCAAACATATCTATTAAACTTTTTTTATTTTTTTTAGCACTTCCATCCATGAGGTTTAAAATTTCATTAAGTGGTACTCCTGCTTGCATTAGTTCTTTAAAAGATTTCCCTGCATATTTAGTTCCTTTTGTAGCACTTAATAAAGATTTATTTGCTACTGTGCCAGTCTTTCCAAGTTCAGCAAGCAAACTATTTAATTGTGTCGTGGCTTGTGCTGTAGGTGTCCCTTGTGCTGTCATGTTAGCAAGTGATGCTCCTACCTGTTCAAAACTGAAACTCATTGCAGATGCAGTTGGGGTTACTTGTGCTAATGTTGCTCCTAATTCTCCAACTGTAGTGATACCTTTATTTTGTGTCTGCATCATAACTTTGTGTACTCTATCTGTTTCTGATACATCCATTTTATAGGCATTTAACACTTTTGCAGTTGCTGTTAAAGCTGTGTCTATATCTGTAAATCCTGCTTTAGACAATTTAGCATTTTTAGTCATAAAGTCCATTGCTGACCCCATATCTTTTGTGACAGGAATACCCGAAGATAGAGCGTTGTATAAACTTTCTCCTATAGAAGATGCTGCAATTCCTGTATTCTTGGATAACTCTAATACTTTATTATTCAAATTTTCTGTATCTACTTTAGTGTCTCCAAACATAGTGCTTGTTTTTGTCATTGCAGTTTCAAATTCTGCCCCTGCCTTAGATGCAGAAACAAGTCCTGCACCTATCCCAGTCACAATCCCTGCTCCTGCTATTTTAGCAGCATTACTGACCTTTCTAAATTGTTCTTGTAATCTTTCTTGTGCTTGCGATGTAGAATTTGTTTGGTTTTGAAGAGCTCTAGTAGCATCTCTAACTTGTCTTAAAGTTCTACTAGCTTCATCTCGCATTCTTATTACAGCTTCTAAAGCTCTACTACCTGCTGACATACTCTACAGCCCCTTTCCAAAACTCTTTATTTCTTCTATTCTTTCATCCATTTCTTGATACATAAAAGCTTTAACTATGCGTTTTTCTCCATGTTTAAACTTATAAAAAACAGATGGCATTATTCCTTTATATCTAAACATTAGATACATTAAATTAACTTCACCATCTGTTTTTATTAGTTTTTTATTTTTTCTTCTATTCTCTTATCCTTTTCAGAGTTGGATTCGCTATACCCATTTAACTCGCATATTTTGTTATATAAATCATTTATTTCCCCTGCTAATAACATTTTTCTTAACAGCTCTCTTGGTGTTGGAGATTTAAAATGCTTCAATAATTCTTTGTCTTTAAATGTTTTGCAAGAAGCTAATATAATATTTGTTTTCATTTTAAAATTATCCAAATCCTTTAAAGAACCATTTTCTATTTTTAATCCACTTGACTGTAATTCGTCAAAAGTTTCCGGTTCTAATGCTGTACATTCAAAAGGCAACTCTATACCTACTTTTTTACAAAATATTTTATATGTCATGCTTGGCATTTTAATTTTACCTGCATCCATTTTAAGCAATAATTCTACTATATTTTTTACTTCTGTTGCTTCTTTTTTATCTACTATTTCTTTTTCTAATTTATTTTCACTCATATTAATTCTCCTTTTTATTATTAATTATTTTTTATGCTGCATCTAATATCTCAAAATCTTCAAAAGTGAATGATGCTTCAATTTCTCCCTCTTTACCATTTTCCCAATCTATAATTGACAACCCATCAAAAGAAACCCCTGTTAAAGAAATTCTTTCCACTCCTTTAGCACCAGGGTCAGCTAATTTACTTATAATAGTAAATTTAGGCTCTCTACCTTCTTTTATAATTTGGGTTATATACTTTAACATATTTGAATCTACATGATATAGAGTTATAGAGCCTTCCGCACTAGCACCTATCACTTTTTGACCTTTTATCATTTTTCTAGGTCTAACTATTTCAGCTTTATCTAGTTTTATTTCAGCTTTCAATGCTTTACACTCTGCTATTTGTACCTCATTTAACCAACATTCTCCGAATGTTCCATTTATTACATTTTTACTTTCAAAACTTGTAGCCATATTCTCACCTCTTTCTACATTTGAACTCTTATGTTTATATCTTCCATTGCATCAACCAACTTTAGATTTATTAAGTAAAATCCATTTGAGCCAGTATTAGCTTCTTTTATTTCATTCTCTTTCATTTTACTAACATCTATTTTTTTACCTTCTAAATACTCCTTTTGCTTCTCTAAATCAATTTCAACAGTGAAATTAGAGTCAATTAACTCTTGTTTTGCCAATTCAGTTAAATAAGATTGTACAGCAACTATAAATAAACATTTGTTGTCATAAGTATTTGGACATTTACGCAAATACTTTTCTACATAAATGTTTTTTATATCTTTACTTATTAAATCTTTTGTATCAACAAGCTTGATTTTTTGAAATATTTCTCCTTTTTCTGCTGTTAAAGTTGTAAGAGAATTTATTCCCCTAGCAATTCTAATCTTGCCTGATAATCTTCTTAAAATTAATTCTCCTGCTTGAACTTTAGCATCTGCACTAGCTTTATCTATTTTTACAATAGACTCAACTTCATCCAAAGGTGCATAAGTAATTGATTGTGTGTTTGGAGTAGATGCTATAAGAGAAGCAACACGTGTTGTGTATTTTTCTGCTGTTATTTCTTCACCATCAACTACTACATTTTCAGTAAAGTTGATGATTGCTTCATTATCAGCTTTAATGTTTGCTAGTACCGCTTTAGCTTCTGTACTTTCTTCCTCTCTTATCTTCTTAATCCAAGTTACAATTTTTGTTTTTTCTGCTTCTATAGCTTCTGGCATACAAAGATAATTAAACTCTACAGATTCTAATTCTTCTAGTATATCCTCAACCTTTCCATCCTCTGTGAAAGTACTTATAATAACTTTGCTTGGTCTTAATACCTTCTCGTTGTCGGTAGCCCCTACAAAGCCATATTTAATATATTTTTTATTATCAGCACTCAATGAAATTGGTATATCGTCTTCGCTTGTCAGCTCTTTATACATCTTTGTTGTATCTTTTAATATAATCGCTACTATTCCAGCTTTTGAGCGTTGTATAAAGCTTGTAGCCAGTTCTTTAAATTCTATATTTATATTAACTAATCCAGCCATTTAATCACTCCTTCCTTTAAATCTCATATTTAATTCTTCCATTAATTCGTGTTTTTCTTCTTCAAAATAAATTTGTTCATGATAATTTATAGATATAAGAAATTGAACATAGTTTCCTATTTCATCTTTTTCTATACTTCCATTTTTCTTACTGAAAGTTAAATATCTATCTTTTACTTTTATATTTCTAGTGAATATGTTCTCTAATTTATTTAGAATATCAAATAAATCTGTTTTTTTCTTTTTCCAGTCAGGCAAATATTTTATATCAACTAAAAAGCTTTTTATGTCAGTCTTTTTAGTCGCTGTCTGTGCCACTTCTGGCAATATCTGCACAAAAAAACAAGACTTTTTATTGTCTTGTATGTTATATCCTTCTACAAATATATCTTCATTAAAATTATTACCTAATTCTTTAGTAAACGAGTATAGTATATCTTTATAACTTAACAACGCATCACCTCTAATTCCAAAAATCTATTATTATTTGATTTAATTCATCATCAATTATACTGCTCATTTCATCAACGCTTCTTGCCAACATAAATACACCTGGTACAAAACTAATTCCGTTAGGCTTAGGTCTATAGTTTTCGCTAGTTCCTGTTCCTTGCCTAGTTCTATGACCATATTCTAGATGATGAATATACTCGACATTGTTTGATACTACGCCATCAAATAGATTAAGCTCTTTATATTTCCAACTCTTTCTAGCTGTTCCTCCATCTATTTTGGCAACTGGTGTTTTAGGTTTTACTTTTCTAAGAAGTTTATTACCTATATTATTCTTAGCCCTTCTTAAGTTCTTTGACATTTCCCTTCCTTCTCTTTCTAAATCTCTTATTAATGTGTCTAGACTATTAAACTCTATCATTTAATATCTTTCCTTTAGGGTCAAATTGACTTGTAAGTGGCTTGAATAAGGAAATGGTTTAGATGCAATAAAAGTTTCTACATTCCCATTTTCTAAAGTTATATCGAGTATATCTCCAACCTGCAAATCTATTTCGGGTCTACAATATAATTCAAAAACTGAAATAGAATTTGTTATATCTGTATCTATGACATTAGGTATATTTCCATTCAAACCACAAGGCACATCTTCTGCAATTACAACATTCTCGTTAAAATATGTAACTCCTGTATCTTCATTTTTAATACTTACACATCTTCTTATTGTCATTTTGCAAAAGTAAGTCAATGCTAATATATCTGCCTCTGTCATATTACCACTTCACTTTTCTAAAATTATTTAAAATATTCTTATCCTTTTGAGATAGTTTTATTTCCATCAACTCATCTGTTGTTTTAGCTGTTGCAACATTAAAAGTTACAGAATAACCACCACGAGAAATTGAACTAATTTTGTTATTCTCACTAGTATCACTTGAACTTAATATAGTTTCTTTTAATTTTACAATAACTTTATCTTCTATAATATTTTCAAGAGCAGAATTAAGTGTTTCTATATTGCAGTATGCAAGAACTAGAGTAGTGTATTTTTTAATGTACAGCTCTATTAAATTATCATAAGTATCATCTTTTAAATTTAGAATTAATTTTATATTATCTAGCATTTAATCACCTCGAACTGAAATAGAGAAACTAAATATTATTTAATTTCTCTATTAATTCATCTTTTTTCAGCTTTGAATAACCTTCTATGTCATTCTCTTTTGCTAAGCTTTTCAGTTCTTCAAGAGTTGAATTTTCTATATCAATATTTTTCTTATCTTCTAGTAACTTAAATCCATCTTGTATTAGTTTATCTTTTAAGATAGAATCTTCTACTCTACGTTCTATATTTTCTTTAATTAATATAAACATTTAAATCACTTCCTAACCCACAGGTTTAGCATCTTTAAAATTAGCATATACAGAGTTAGCTTTATTATCAGTAACCCATAAATCATGATATCTTCTATAGTCCATAGACCAAGCATTTGCTGTTTGGTTTGTTTCTGGGTCAAATATTCTCATTTTATCTTGTTTTGTTATTGCAAGAGGTACATCCACTGGTGCTATTATAAAGTTGGTATCTAGTGCTTTTGTACCTTTTAAATATCCTCCTGCTGTTTGATTAGAAGTAGTACCATCATTAAGTAAAATAGATGAATACATTCTGTTTTGAGGTGTTTTTATAAGAGCACAACCATCAATTGATGGTACTTGTGTTTGTATACCACCTTGTGCAAAAGTAACAGCTGTTAATTTTTCTAAGACTTTTTCTTCTATTGCAAACATACTGTCATAAGTTAAATGACAAACTAAAGGTCCATTGTATCCATTTTCTCTAATTATTTTTATACCTGTTTTTATCTTATTTATTATTGTACTTGAATTTACTGAGTAACTATACTCAACATTAGTGTCTCCTTTTATACCTATAGCAATAGTAGCTAGACGACTTAATCTATAAGCATCTATCTCTGGTATGACTTTTAACCTTTGAAATTCTCCCATGACAGTCGTTGCTGTTACTAAGAAATTTGTTTCATCTACATCCATAGCATCTAATGTGAATTTTCTCCCTCTATCTTGAGTCATTGTTTTAGTTTCATATTCAAATTTAACATCTCCACCAACATAAGCATTAGCTGAACCTCTTGAATAATCTCCTAAACCATCTGTAGAAAGCTTACCTATTTTTACTTCTTTTCCTCCTTCATATTTTATTTGTTTAGCATTAGAATCCATCCAACCAGTTAATAATTCTTGTGTTGCTTGTTTATCCAATCCTTGTTGTAAAACTTGTCCGTACGCTAGTGTATTAGCCATCTAATCATCCTCTCTTAATTATATTATTTAACTCCTAGTATTTCATTCACTACAGTTTCCATATTTGCAGTTTCATTTGTTTCTCCACTGCCACCTGGTATATATTTATAAAAAGGTGTATTTGTTTGAGTAGTAGTTTCAGTTGTACTACTTTCAAACAAATCTTTGTAGCTTTCTTGTAACCCTTTTAATTGTTCCTCTATCCCTACTATCTTGCCATCTTCACCTATAGTTATTTTTTCTAAGTCAAACTTATTTGTTAGTAAGTCAGTGTGTTTAGCTTTGTTAGTTAATAAAGCTTTCTCAACAGCACTTAATTTCCTTGTTTTCAAACTTTCGTTTTGTATTTTCTCAACTTCTAGCTTATGATTCTCTTCTATCTTTTTAATTTCTGTTTGATGCTCTGTTTTAAGCTTTTCTACATCTTCTTGTGTCATTTTACTATTAAAACTTTTTATAGTCTTATCTGCTTCTTTTAATTGCTCATTCACTTTATTAAAAGTTTCTTTAGGTACTGCATGTTTGGGAAATTCAGTATTAACACTTTTTAATATTTCCTCAATATCAAACTTATTTTCTTCGATTTTAATACCTTCTAATATTTTTCTTAACCATTCCATTTCCTCATCATCCCTTCTTATTTCTCTATAGATTTTTATAGTTGCCCTCCAACTGTGAGAGTTTCTTTGTTCTTTATGCTCTACAACTTTTTTAAAAAGAGCAAAATAAAAAAGCCCTATCTAGGACTTACTAAAACCAATATTATTATTCTCACTACAATTATTTATTGATATAGCTTCTATTTGTGATAAATCTATTATTGTTGTTCCATCTTCATCTAAATATCCTTTCAAATACCTACAATCTGAGTCAGCTTCCATAAAATCTTTCATTAGCTTATCAGCAACATCTTCATCTACTATTCCAGATATGCTATTGCCACTTTTAAACCAAATTATATACTCTTTCAATAAAATAAACCTCCTTAAATTTTTATTTAATAAAAAACTTCTTATAGACTTTTATCTAATGATTTATTTAATTCTTCCATTACTCTCTTTAAAATTTCATCAGAAACTTTATCTATATTAGCTTTATTTTCTTTTTTTAATTTATTACAAAGAATACCTACATTAACATTAGCAACACAATTAATAACGATTTGTACTACACAAACTACAACTATAACTTGAGCTAATATACACATTAAAATCACCTACCTTTTTATCTAATAATCTTTAATTTTTCCTTCTTTAGCAAAACGTGCTTTTATATCTTTAGATGCTATCTCTCTTATATACTCCAAATCCTCATCAGAAAGTTGTTTTTTAGGACTTTCTATTTTTATTTTTATTTCATTAAGCTTTTCTTTTCCAAATACTCTATTTAAATTTTCTTCTAATCTATTTACTCCTTCATTGAATGTTTCAATTTCTTTTGTAGCACTTTTTATATTTTCCTCAAAGTCTGTTGTATCTAACTTTATCTTAGCTGAAAGTTCTAAGTTATTTTTCTTAACCTTTTCTTTATCAATATATCTATGCTTTTGTTCTAAATTTTCAGCATAGTTTGTTAAATTTTCAATAGTTGCAGTATATTCAACTTTTTGATATGTCATTTCAAATATATCTGCTTTACATGGATATATTTCTCCTTTTACACCTTGTATAATGTAATCACCTTTGTTAGCTCTCATAGTACCTTCTAATGTTTCTAAATCACAACTTACATGTCCATTAATACATTTTTCTTGTATAAAATTACAAACTCTATCATTCTCAATAAACCATTTTGGTAGAGTGTCATAACCTAATCTAAATGCTTCCACTTCAACTGCTTTCTTTTTAAACTTAGCCATATTATTTATTCCTCCTTAAATTTTTACACAATAAAAGCACTTACTATTTAAACTTAACAAGTGCTCCCTATACAACTTCTATATTTTTTATTACATGTTCCTTGTACCATTCATTATAAGTCAAGTTTGCTGAAACTTCATAGGTTTTACCTTTTGGCAGTCGTGCTGTTCTCGTTTCTCCTTTTTCGTGTTTAAAATAAGGGATAGTTGTACAGCGACATCTTGGATGTATCGGAGGATAATTTTCTCCTTCTTTAGCTTCTTTAACTAAATATACTTTCATATCTAAATTTCTACATCTTTTACAAGTATTATCCTGTAACGTTGCTAAGAATTGATATTTATCTACTCCTTGACTTTCATATGCTTTTTTATCAGCTTCTGACATAAAATGAGAATGTTCCGTTTGTACTAATCTTATTGCATTTTCATAACTAGAATCCATTTTTTCCGATACTCTATTAGCAATCTTTTTCAAACTTTCTCCTCTTATAACCATTTGAGTAATTTCTTCCTTGATAACTTCACTTAATAAATCTCTGTTTTTCCATATCCTTTGAGAAAAATTTTTGCCACTCCAAGGATATGTAATTATGTCCTTTAGAGTTTCTTTATCAAGCTTACTAAAGCTAGTTCCAACTCCTACAAACTTTTGAGTTTCATATATACTTTTATAGTAACTATCTTTCACAGATTCCTCTAATAACTTTTCTACTCTATTATTTTGAATGTCAAATGTATTATATATCTCTTTAGATATTTGATAGAATAATTCTTCTAATCTATTTATTCTACTCTTCATAGCTAATGTATTAAGTTCTAATAGTAATCTTTCATCATTTGTTTGTTCTATTAACTTAATATATTGCTTAATATCCATACGCCATACCTTAAACTCATTGTTAGTTAAATTTTTTTGTGTTTCTGCATATGTTAGTTTATTCTGTTTAGCATATTTATAAAATAAATTAGCAATTTCTTTCTCTATATTTTTCATTGCAATTTTATATTGTTTATCTAGTTCTTTTAATACCTCTTTTTCATCTTTCAATCTTGCATTTAATCTTTGCTTTTCTCTTTCTTTCCAGTATTCAATATTATTATTCAAATAACTTCACCTCTATTCAGTAAAGTTATTATAATCATCAGATACTTTTGAAGCTTGTATTTTCTTTTCTTCAAGATAAAGTTTTTCAGCTTCTTCAACATCATCAACCCAAGGATGGTGCCTTAAAATAATTTTAGTTGGTATTATGCCAACTGACTTGGTTGCTATATCTGCATCCTCCAAATCATTTGACATCATATTTCTTGTATATGTCTGTTGTATCTTTTTATAGTCTGTAACTCCTAAAAAATATAGTATAGCTTTTATTAGCTTATCAAAAGAGGTTCTAAACTCTGTTTCAAGTAATCCACTTTTTAATTCTAACTTTCTATAAAAGAATTTAAGTGCTACACCACTTGCATTCCCAAAATTTTCAGTATCTTGTTGCAACCCCTGACCACTTTCATATATTTGTTTTTTCAAGATTTCAAGTATTATTTTTCGAGCTTCTGTAGGTATCTCTATTTGCATAGTTTTAAGACCACCAGAATCACCTTCTGAATCCGTTTCAGTCTTTATAGTTTTATATCTCTTTAATTCCTTTAAGAACTCTGATGTATCTTCTCCACCAAAGTTTTCGAGTATATAGATTATTTGCTGTATATCTTCTAAATCATTAGCAAAACCACTCATGACTCTGTCGTATAAGTCTAATATTTTTTTATATTTTGATAAGTCACTTTGTTTTTTTATATTGTTCGAAAATTCTACAAATGGTACTGAATTAAATCTATGTTGTACTGTTATATGCTCGATTTGAGAACCACAACATGATACTCCAAAAAATTTATATTTATCTAATATTTTATCCGTCCAAAATTCAACATAAGTATATGCCTGCTTTTGTATTTGACCTTTTACATCCTCTAGCTGAATATAATATCTTATTACAGCTTCTAACTCTCTTTCAATACCATTTCGATATATAGGAATAATTTCTTCTGTATTGACTACGCCATATTTAAAGGTTTGATTAGTTACCTGTTCCCCACTATATTCTTCATCTATCCAGTAGTGAAGCCATGCAGTACCACAATTACTTGCTTCTATTGCTAAATTCTTAGCTTTTCTAGTGAACTCATTCCCTAGAACATCTGTTACTTTCTCATTCAATTCCTTGTTATTGTCAATGTCGAATAAAACTGGATAAGTAAACATATAAGAAGCTTTTTCATCAACTAGTATTTCATGAAAGTTGTGACTAATTCTATTGTCAGCGTTTCGGAGTGGGTTCTCATCTCTATTTTGGACAACTACTCCTTTTTTTAATATATCGTTTTTGTTATAATAGTATGATTTAGCTTGTAATATCTCTTGTCTTCTAGCTGCATCAGCACTTATTATTGCTCTTATTTTTTCTAACTCCACATCACCACCACCTATTATTTAAATACTGATAATCCTTGACCTTTTAGTGCCTTTTCTGCAACTCCTGTTGTAGCATCACAATTAGACACCAAAAAACCATGAGCATAGTACACATGGTTTCCTTCAACAGTTAAATTATAAACTTTTACTTTTTTGCTTTCTATTGATGTGGTTGAGTCTGTTTGAACATGACTTTGAACATGTTTGTCTTTCTTTGGAAGATGCCTTGTATTTTGTTCCAACAAATTCTGTTCCACATATAATACATTTTGATGTATATTTAATTCGTCTGTTTTTACCTCTCCATCTTTCTCCGCATTTATCTGAACAGAATTGAGATGTTTGTACTTTGCTTTCAAAATAGCTCCCACATTCTTTACACTTACATTTATATATTTTAAGATTTTTTGAAATCTGTTTTGCATGCTCTGAGTGCCATTTTCTACCTTCTTCACTTTTATGCCATTCAGCAGCTTTTTCTCTTGCTTTATCAAGATTGTTAATAGTTGCTTTGTAAAATTCTTCATCTTCAAAATTTTTCTTTGCATGTAGCGATAAGTGTTGTTTATGCGGAATACATTCCAGGTTGTCAATGTTGTTATTAAGAGGATTAAAATCTTTATGATGAATATGATAGCCTTCTGGAACTTCCCTTTTATTATTAAACTCCCAAATTGCCACATGAAGTCCTTTAGCATGTTTTCTTTTTTCATTTTTACTTGACTGACTAAGATAATACTTCTTTTGTCCCATAAGTCTATATTCTTCTCCATTGAATATAACAGTTTCTTGTACTTCCACAACATCAACTCCTTTAGTGATATTATACTAGTTTCTGATATACCTGTCAATTTATCAAGACTTATAAAACCATTGATATAACTAAATACCTTATGATTTCTAGTAGCTTTTAGCCCTAATTTATTTATAGTTTCTTTTTCTCCTGTACATCCTGACCATAATACTCTTCTAAGACCAAATGGAGTAAATACATATTCCCCTTCTTTTATTTTCTCTATAGATTTATTACCAAACAATGTTGATATTTGTGTTCCTTCTTCAAAACACGCATCATCATGTTTATTTTTTCCTTCTCTTTGATAACTCACCATTGCCTTATAATAATCTTGCCATCTATCTCGCCAATTAACTGGAAAATATATATGTTCCATTACCCAACTACTATTAGATAAAATTCTAGCATTTTTATTTTTAGACTGATGAAACCACTTTATTGTTGTTTTATTACTTTTAAACTTTTCTTTCAATATTCTTTGTACATTTCTTGCAAAAGCTCTACCACCACTATTACTTTCTATATCAGCTTTGTTAACTTCATTTTCATAGAACATCTTAGCTGTTTTATATTCTGTTGTTTCCATACTCTCTTTTGTATATAAAACGTCTAATACATATACTTCTTTGTTATATACTCCATACACAATCGAACATAAATAATCTGCTCCTTCGTCTGCTGTATCTACATAAGCTTTAATAGATGTAAATAGTAGATTACCTTTTTCATCAACAGGAAGCTTGTCATACGTCTTAAATCTAGTGTACAAGCATCCTTTTAAGTCAATAGGCTCTTGTTGATAGTTAGCACTCGCAATATCCTCGCCCATAGCTCTTACTTTTGATTTATAACTATTTAGAGATAATACTTCTTCACAAAGCATGTTGCCATCTTCCTGTAATGCTTTCATATTAATATGTCTTACTTTCTTGCCTTCTTCTTTGTAATGTTCTAGTGCCCTACCTGCTAAATCTTTGCTCGACCATCTAGTCATTATAATTATTATTTTTCCGCCTTCTTCAAGCCTTGATAGCATAGTATTAGTAAACCAATCCCAATGTTTTTCAAGAACATTCTCATTGTAAGCTTCCTCTGCATTTTTAATTAAGTCATCTACAATCATCAGAGAACATCCAAAGCCTGTTGCTGTACCACTCGGAGAGGTCGCCAAATAATTATTATAACCACCTTCCAATGACCATAAATTCATAGCTCCATCACCGTGTTTGATTTTTGTGTTAGGAAATATATCGCTATAAATAATAGTGTCTATATCAGCTTTTTCCTCTTGAATAGCATTTCTAACATTCTTTGAAAACATAGTTGAAAGAGTCTCATTATAACTACCAGTCATTATTTTTTCATTTTTATTTTTACCTAAAATCCATTCTACGAATAAACTTGCACTTCTACTTTTCCCATGTCTAGGTGGCATATTTATAATTAAAACTTCATCATTTGAATAATAAAAATCTTGAAGCTTATTACAGGTTTCAACTAAATACTTTCTATCTTCTTTATAAAAGTTTGGTGCTAATAAATTGCAAAAATAAAAGAACTCACGTCTTGCAAGTTCCTTCTTAGCTTCTAACTGTATTAATTTTTTATCCATCATCTAATTTTGCCAACCTTTTTAATTCTTCTGTAGATAGTTCTTTAAATGGATTATTTATTGTAATTTCATTAGTTGATTCTACTATTTGTTTATCCCTCCATTCAACTGGTTTTCTATTTTTCAACCAGAATATCTGTGCCGTAACATCTGGCATTACTTGTTTAGTTACTCTTTTAGTTTCTTGACCTTCTTCATATGTTATCTCATCATATTCATAACCTAATGCTCTTTTTAGTAAAGCATTTTCAACCTGTCTATCAATTACTTCTTTTCCCTTTTTTAAGGCATTACAAATATTACTATACTTCTTTTTCCAGTCATATAGTGTTTTGACATTTATTCCAATATTGAGTGCTATCTGTTCATCTGTAAGCCCATCTCTTGCCCATCCTTCAATCTTAATTAGTCCTTCTTCTGTTATCCAATATTCATATTTAGCCATATCACCACCTCTTTATTTGTTTGTTTTGGGAATAAAAAAGAACTCTGGTTAGAGTCCTGTTTTTGTTAGTTTATATTGTCATTTTCACTTCTTTGTATCAAATAAATATCATTACCTAAATATGATGATTTTAGATTTGTATTCCTTAGAGTCTTTAATCTACCATAAGGTATATTGGTTATGATGACAACTTCATTATCAGATTTGTAAACTGAATATCCAAACAATAACCACAAAGGATTTAAATATATAAGATTCAATTTAATATACATTAAACCGATTAAAGAATATAAAATTAAATTTATTGTCATTGTTTTTGTACTAAGAAAATCTGTAGATAAAATTGGAACAATATAAGTCATCATATAGCTAATTATTGTATCCTCTGTCTTATTAAAAAACTCAAATTTATGATTTTCATTTCCTTTTGTCCTTCTTAAATCAATTAAAGTTCTAAACGAGATGATTACAAGGATAAATACCGCTATTATAAATAAAGAAACTATTTTATCTTCAAATCTTATTATTAACTTAATCTTATCAAAACTATTAATTTTATCAGAATATATAGTAAGTAATATTAAGTATAAAGGCAAGTATGATGATATAAACATTTTAATTCTCATGTTTAAATAGTTCAACCTATTCATGCAACCACCTCCTTTTATTTAATTATATACTATCATCAATTCCTTTTCTATCATGGATTATACTCTTATAATAAGAATCTCTTACTAATCTTATTATGTCCATTAATTGTTCTTTATTTTCATAAATCACTTTATCTCTTTCTCCATTTCTATCTATATTTATATCTAATTGGAATAAGTCAATTGCATTAACGACATTAGCAAAATTATCAAAGCAATTTTCTAGTCGTGCCTCTTCACTTAACATTTTAGTCAAAGTTCTTGTAATTCTTCTATCATTTAAACAATCTTCTTCAAATTGTTCAAAGTTATCTATCCTGTTAATGTCTCTTATTATATCTATAGTATTTTGAGCCTTTTCTAAATATTGATCTGCTATAGAGAAAATCCTCTCTAATGAAATATGATTAAAAATTAAAACATCCTGACCATATATAGCTATATCTATAAAACCATCTAATCCTAATAAATTAGAATCTAATTTTTTAAACCTATTATTTTTTATAAAACCCATAAAACCTTTACTTGATAATTTTTTAAATTTCGTTACTCTTCTAAAAAAATTTATTTCTTTTTCTTGATTATTTTCTTCAAATTTTATATTCAAACAGTAAAAATTCAATTTATTTATTATGTTATTTTCAATATTATCTCTAGATAAATTTTCTTCTCTATAACTTTCTATAACTTTTTCATAACATCCTATATATTCTATGTCACAAGTTTCAATAGTTTCATCTTTATATCCAATTGGACTAAACATAACCTGCTCAATATCCTCAAATCTCAATAAATATTCGCACACTAAGTTTTTCAAGTAATCTTGTAATCCATCTTCAATTGTTGGAGAATAACTTATGTAATTTATCCCCCTCTTCATAGTGAAATATAATCTAACTTCAGACCTTTCCAGTTTTAAAATATTCATTATTTCCCTTATATTCATAAATGCTCCCTCTCCTTTCAAAATATAAATTTCTACACTAAAACATAATATCCTCCAGCAATCGTTCGACAATCGAAGAATAAGCTGTGTTATTATGCTAAAATTTTACTGAAAGGAGGTGTTATTATGAGTAAAAATGTTGACATCAAAAATTTAAAACGATTTCAAAAGAAAATTGAGAAAATAGAACAAAATTCAAAATCTGAATTTGATAAAATTCGCACAATAATTCTCAACAAGAAATTTATGAACCAACACACTAATTTTGATTCTTTTGATGAACTACTTGCATTTGGTAATTACATAGTCAATTCAGAAGAAGACTTTTTAGCTATTCCTGATAATGAATTTGATTTATTTATAGTTAAAAATACTGATTTCCCAGATTGGCAAACCATGCTTGATTCAGCATATTCAAAATATTTAGAGTCTTGCCTTAGATAAAACATCTAGACAACTTTCAAAATGTTTATCTAATTCTTTTATGATTTCCCTAGATTCCTTTATAAACTCAGCCATATAACACACACCACTTGCAGGTATCTTGAATTCAGAATCTAGGGAATTTTTTCTTTCTGATACTACATCTTGTGTGTTTTTCTTAATCTCCATAATTTCATTCTCCTTTTAATTTATTGTATAAAAAAAGACCATCTATCAAGATAGTCATTTTAGATTTTATGTACTTTTATTTTTTTAGATATTTCAACATTTGAACTAAATAGTCCCCATCTAACGAATCTGTTTCGTCTTTATCAAGGCTTCTTTTTCCAAAGTCTACAAATCCATTATCCTTATAAAATTCAATTAATTTAGGTTTATCTTCACATTCAAGGTACACTATTTTCCCACCCATATCTAACTGTACTGCTTTTATCTTGTCACATGCAATTTTTAGAAGTTCATCACCCTTGATTAATTTATTATAATTATTTGAATAATTCTTTCCTATTTGCCCTATCAAAGGTGCTCCAATAATATATCTTCTTAGTTCTTCATTGTATTGTCCAAACTTCACTATTTTCCTAGCTAAAGAGTTTGATAATGTTTTTCTTTTTATTGTAAAATACTTATTAGCTAGAGTGAAATATCCAACTATAACAGGCTTGCCTTTATAAGAAGTTAGCACTAAATGTGTACTAGCCAAACCTTGTTTAGAAAATTCAATAGCTTTGTTTTTTAAAAATTCTTCTACATCTTTATTAAGGGGACAAGAAAAACTGGAGAGAATTTTTTTAACTTCTTCTTCCTCCAGCTCTCCTAGCATATTACTTAAGTTTACAATTAAATAGCCACTCATTAAAATCTCCCGAATATATCCTTTATTTTATCTTTTGGTACTTCTGAACATTTTTTACTTAATACAACTTCTTTTTCTTGTTTATTTTTAGCATTTTCTAGAGCTGATACTAGATTTCTTCCAAATGCCTTTTTTCTTACATCTACATTTTTTAAAATACTTTTTGTAGCCATAAGTACCACCTTCCACTTCACTATTATAATTTAATTATACTGACGTTACGTTAAATATGCAATACATTTCGAGGAATTATCAGTTGGCATTTTGTACATGATTTTATTATTATTATTCACAATATGTACATTTTATATAATAAAATTACTGTTATTTATAATTAATTTAAATAACTTACACTATAAAAAATTATGTCATATATCTTATGTATATTAATTCAAATGCTTGCTAAGTATTTAATTTTAAGTATGCACATTATAATATACCTAAACAAATAGTATTATGACAATAAAAATTTCTTTTTTCTTTTTAAAAAGTAAAATGCTAAGTTTGGAGTAAACTTAGCCTTTTTAGTAGGGAGATACATATTATTATGTCGCAAGTTCTAAGAATCGAACTTAGATTAAGCACCTGCACCTGCATGGTGAGTGAGGTTACCAAGCCCCACTCGATTTTAGACTCTGAATTAAGATACAAAACTGTATGAGATTTTAGTCTTAATTCAACTGCTACATATAGTGTATTAATAGGTTTTGAACATAGTTAGAATTGAACTAACAGCGTCCTCACGCCCTGCCTAGTCTGTTCATATTGCTAGATTAGCCCTTTAAACTAACCTAGCAATTATTTAGTTTTGAGAGGGAAATCTTTATTTCCACAATACTATTATCTCATGCTTTTTTAATCAAAAAGGGGAGAAAGTAGGGAATAAAGTGGGAATTTCTGGGGAAAAACTGGGGAATTTTCTAATTTTTAAATAATGGTAGTTCATTTTCCTTAATTCTTGGATAAAGCATATCCATAATTTTATACACTAATCTTTCCCTCACACATCTACATGTTTTTCTATCTGAGTTCATCTCTAAGGATATATAAACCATGCTATTTTTCATTCTGCTATTATAAAACAGTTTAAAAAAATGTTCTTCTCTTATATCTAAACATGTAAGTGCATTTTCTATTTTCTTCTTTTCAATTTCCTTATCTTTTTTCAGTTTTTTCAATCTAGTAATATCTCTTTCTTTTTTTATAATCTCATTCTCCACACTTGAATTAAAAGCATATGTTGGACTTACTTTTTCATCATATCCAACAGCCTTACACCCAAATATCTCATTTTCTCTACTTTCTATATCTAATTCAAGATTTTTAATTTCTGCACTTAAAAATTTATAATGATGTAGTCTACCTTCTACTTTTTTAAATAGTTCTTTTTTATTAATATTATTATCCATACTTCCACACTCCTGTTTATGTTATAATAATCTTGGATAAAAGCTTTATATTTTTGACAAGTGGAGTGTGAAAGCACTCCTTTTTTCTTTTTATTAACAGAAATTATCTTTTTCAAAGAAACTAATCTGATTTGTCTTTCTTTCAGATTTTATAATTCTAATTGATTCATCTATTAAGTTTAATGAATTAAGTAATACATCTTTCGGGATATCCTCCCATTTGTCAGCACCTAATACCAATAGAGTTCTTTTCTTAACTAATTCAAATTCTTCATTAACTTTTGATATACCTAGTCTTTCTTTTATATAAGAAGATATATCATATTTAGTTTTAGAGGTTGGTCTATAATATTCTGAACACTCTTTTTTAAGTTGCTCCATTTGGATATTATGTTTAACTTCCATCTTAAGTAATGATTCATTCACAATAGTATTAATTTGACTAAGCTGTGAATTTGATAAGGTTCTATTGAGCAACTTTTCTAATCTTATAAAATATCTTCTTATTTCTCTTCCTTTATTATTGTTTTGTACCATAGCAAGTTCTTTTGCTACATCAAGCTTCAATACATATTCTTTTGAAGGTCTCCCACCAGTTGAGTTTTTCATATTTTTGTGAAAAACTGAATAATCCTCATTTTCCTTAAATCCATATTGTTTAATTCTATCTTCAATCCAGTCTATAAACTGTCTCTTAACTTCTAAGTTATTATGTAGTTCTCTTGCAAAAACTATTTTCTCTCCTGTATCAGTTTCATAAACTGTAACTAAATCATCTGCTACAACTCTTAAATTTTCATTTGTCATAATCTCATTCATATTTATAGTCCTCCTTAGATAATATCCTCTATCATAACTTCAACTCTTGGTTTGTCACTATAATATTTACTAGCTACAACCTCAACAATCTGTGTATCATCCTTATAGGCTATTCCATTAAGTGAATCAGCCACAACTTTAATGACATTGTCTATATCGGGTTTCTTGCTAGGTCTTAACACATTATTTCTTTTCTGCTCCTTAACCTTTTTACTGTTACTTTTAGCTATAGAATAATAGCATCTTATAGTCATTTTTATATAACCAGTAAAACGATACTTAACTTTAGATTGATACAGCCATTTTATTAACTCCTCATAACTCTTAGTCTTATTAGGTGTATAGGTCCTTTTAGTAGCCAAATTAAATCTAGGTCTTTCTTTGCCAACTGGTTCTCCATCTATTGTAAAATTAACTCTCATTACTCTCTCCTATTTATTTAAACAAACTAAGTTGTTTAGTAGTTTCAAAGTTGGTCCACAACATTTCTTTTCTTAATTTGCCTTGTTCTGCATGTGATTTAAATTCTGATTTGTTCCAATTCTTAAGCATACAATTATATAAATCAGATTCATATCCACTTATTGCAACAGGACCAGCGTGATTTAAAAGTGCTTTTAGTAACTCTTCATGTTCTTCTTCTGTTTCCATCTCGATATTGTACATTTTCTGACTTCTTGTTTTTAGCAAATAAGGAGGGTCTGCATATACTAAACAATCAGTTTTGTTGTATTTTTTTATTAACTCTACTGCATCTCTATTTTCTATTTCTGCATCTTTTAACCTTATAGCTGTATCTAAAATAATTTTAGGTAACTTATTCCATTTTCCCACAACTTTTTGAAAGCATTTTTTACTTTCTTTAGGACCTGTGTGTTTCCAACCTGTTTTATAATTTTGTATTCCTCCTCTTGCCATATTCGTTCTTATTATAAATTTTCTAGCTTTTTCTATATCATTATCAGTTTCAAGGATATTACAATTCATATATTCATCTCTAGCATATGGAGTAAAATATATAGCATTCATTAATTCATTTGGATTATCTTTTATACATTTAAATAAATTTACAATTTGTTTATCTGCATCATTCAATATCTCTGTGTTACATGCTTTCTTATTAAAAAATACTGCTCCACTCCCAAAATATGGTTCTAAATATATATTATGTTTTGGAAGTATACCTACTATGTTTTTTGACATGCTCCATTTAGCACCTGGCCAATTCAAAACCTTATTCATTTTTTCACCTTCTTAGCTTTCTTCCTACATTCCTTACAACAATAAGCCTCCTTAGATTTTTCCTCAAGATAAAACAACTTGCCACACCAATTACATCTTCTTCTTTTCATATAATCACTTCCCTTGTTTTACTCAACTACTCTCATATTCACTTTTCCATTTTTAAAAAGTTTTATTTGATATTTTTTTCCACAATGGGGACAAGTAACTATCATTTTTTTAAACTTAGCTAATGTATAGAAATTCCTACCACATCCACTAAAACATTTACCTCCATTAAATATTTTAAATTCTCCATAGTCTCTATCTAACTCATCTGCTTCATCTCTATGTTCATTAACTATATATTTATATATCAAAGTATTCATTAAAAACACCTGCCTAATCTATTTCAATTTCGACTATAGCTCTACTTAAAAGCTTCACATTATAATTTTCTTTCATATTTTCCTCATCTTTTTTAAAAGCTCTTGCTTCTTCTAAATCAGTAAATATAGAGCTGTATATGTTCCCTTTTTCCCATTCTCTAGTCGTCTGCCAAGTCACTTTAAATTCTGTAATAACCATATTGACCACTCCTTTTTATAAGTCAAAGTAAGTCTATAACATTCTAGTTTCATTCATAAACTTACCTTGACTATTTATTTATCTGCCTTCATAAACTGCTTCTAATTCTTCGCTAGTGTAAATTTCCTTAAAACACCCTACAAACTCTCTATCATATGTTTGTGCTAAGACTATATAGTTTTTTAAAGACAAATCATGTTTATCAATCTCTACACCTAGAAGAATAGCTTCATAAAAGATATTTTCTTCAGTTATTATATATATTCTACCTCCTATTCTGTATGGTAATTTTATATTGTGAAGTGACAATCCTCTGTATCCAAGTTTTCTATTGTGTTTATTTATTCCTTCATATAATTTATCATCTATTTTTAATACTTGAGTTGCTGTTAATGCAGACTGGCAAACATCTAAGATTTCCTCCATGATATGCTCTTTGTCACCTTCCAAGATTGCTTCTTTAAGTTCTGTAACTTCTTCATCAATCTTCGCTAACTGTTCCTCTATTGTCCAATCTGGTATATCACTAATTAATTTAAAATTCATATTTAACCCTCCCTTAATTTCTCAATTATCTCAACTTCATCATCTGAAAACATCATACCAATTTCCCCACCACATTCACCATTTTCCCAATCTTTTTTAAATCGTTCATATTCATTTATATAACACCCAAAATATTCATCTTGTTCTAAAATATAATATGCATCTCTTATTTTTTCTACATCTTTTTCATCACAACCAGCTAGGGAATATTCATCTTTAAACTTAACTACAATTACTTCTAAACCATCAATCAAGTTGTAATATCTAAGTGTATTTTTTAATCCTTCTTCTGAATACTCAAAGTCTGCACTTTGATTTCTTACCTGTTCCAATGTTCTTTTAGTCTTTAGTTTCACTTTATAGATGCTAAACATAATTTACAATCTCCTTCTCCAGCCAGTTCTCATATGCTATATCACAATCTTTACTTTCACAATCTCCTTTATCATTTATACAACTAGCACAAATCTCTTTCCCAAAACTCTTACACACTTCTCTTTCATCAAGATTATTTGACTTGCACATTTCTTTATTAGTCATATGCTCACCTTCTCTGTTTGAAAGAAACTTATCTGTCTTTCATTTTCTATATCTTCATTTCTAAATCGCTTTTCTAAGTCATGTACTGTAGTTCCGTCTGCTCTAAAAGTCGTTGGACTATCTTTATCCAATTTAAGCATACCCGCCCACAAATCAGGATAGTATTTCCTTAAAGTTCTGAGGCTATCTAAACTTTGCTTAGGACACAAATAGCAACCAGTTCTCTTGAATCTGTGATGTATATCATAGTAAAATCCTTTTTTTTCTAAATACTTCAAGCAATCTTTTTCAGTCATTTTTGCTTCGTAAAGCGGTGCTATGCAGTTTTTTTCTAGCCTTCTGTATCTGCTAGGTTCATCAAAAGCGATTCCGATATATCGCTTGTGTTCTCCAATCGAATTGAAATATTTATTAGCAGGAGCAAGTTTTAATCTGCTATTACACCATGCTCCCAAGGTGTATGGAAAACCCCATATTTGCCCTTTACGCTTACCTTGTTTATTAACAGTATAAAAGTATTCTTCAAAGGTTTTTTCTGCTTTAATTCTTGTTATTTTAAAGTTTATTCTTTTCTCAAAATCATCTATTATATCATAAATTTCTTTAAATTCTAGTCCTGTATCTATAAAAACAATCTCGTCTAACAGAAGCCTTTTTTCTAATATTAAAAGGAGCATTGCTGCTGAATCTTTTCCTCCACTAAAACTAGCTACATATTTCATATGAGCACCTACTTCTCATTATATAAATTAACATTTTTAATAACTATATCTACAGTTCCATTTCCATTATGTCTAATACCATATTTCATAAAATCCTCAAAATCCTCCATTTTACCTTTTATCTCAAAACCTGTATCCGTTTTTATATGTCTATTTTTTAAATTCTTTTCAACCCATTTTTTATCAATATTAAAACTTTCAATCCCTTTTTCTTCTATATGGTCCTTAAAACTATCTTTTAAATCATCCTTTATCGCCTTATCAGCAAACTCATTTATATCAAGTTTTTGTTTTTCTCTTAACATATAAAGTAACATTCCTCTTACATCTTCGCCCTGCTTCATATCACTATATAAATGTGCTATATAAGAGTCCACAAAAGCTTTAAACATCTTAGTCTTATACTTATCATCTTTCACTTTAGTAGCATTTAGAAACTCTGTAACAAACTTAGAATTAGCTTCTTCCTTCTCTGCATCTTTATCCAATACTTTTAGATGATATTCGTCATTAATTCCACTTAATCCAATCAATGCACCAATTTTAATTGCTTTAGTCTCTTGTATATTAATTTCATTTTTAGACATCTGTATATTAAATTTATCATCTTTAAACTCAATTGAATGAGTATACGAATTATTGTAATCAAGCTTTAATATAGCAACTTTCTTTTCATCTTTTTGAGAGTATAAGCAAATTGATAAGTCGCAAGATTCTAATGTAGCATTAAGCTTCATAACATCAAATAAATAAGCTGCAATCTCTTTAGAGTTATTTAAAAATGAACTTTCATCATAAATAATTTGTTCACAACACTTCTTAATTAGATTGTTACTATAGTCATTAAATACTGCTGTTCTGATGTCATTATCTCTTGATATTTTGCTTATTTTCTTTTGAAAGAAAGCTTCAATATCTTGACTAACCCTACCCTCAAAATCATTTAGTATTGGTGTATCGCTATTCTTATCTAAAACATGTATTATAAATTTGTGTATTATCATATTTCAATTCCTCCATCACAATAATATTCAGCCATTTTTTGACTTCTAGTATCTTTTATAACTTCTTCAACTTTATCTATTGTTACAAGCAGTATCTTGTCATCTTTAGCTAATAGTTCTGCTTTTTGTTTTAACATTTCTTTACTTCCACATGAATAATTTATCTTGCGTTCATCTAGTAATAGTCCTTTTTGCCATCTCAATACATACTTTGACATTTGTTCCATCCCCTATTTTAATAATCTTCTCCATTTGTTAAGTCATAATCGTCTACATCATTCCCTAAATCTAAGATAATTTTTGAATTATGTGCATATATCTTAAATAATAAATCCCCAAAATTACCAAATCCGTTCATTATATCTTTTGATGATATTTCTCTGTTTTGGTATCTAAATGCTGCAATAGTTCCATCGTTTCTTAATAGTATAGAATGTTCACAATTATTTCTGCTTACATTAGGACACTCATCAAAGTCTATCCATCTTGCCCATTCTGAATTAAAATTAGATTCAAGGATAAATGTTATACAGTCTTCATCACATGGGTACTCGTCAAGGTTGTATTTATCTTCTTTCAATTCTTCTAATAATTCACTCATTTTGTATTCTTTCTTAAGACCTACAAGCATGTTATCCAAGTTTCTTTTTAAATGCTCAATACCTTGCCCCTTCATCGTAGCATCTACCTTTTCTTTTACAACATTTGCCACAAGTAAATTGTATTTTTGTATATCTAATTCATCTAAATTTATATTTATATTTTCACCTAAATGTTGTTCAATATTTTTTCTGAATTTACTATAGCTTCCAAAGATTTCATTCACAGCTCTTTTTATTGTTTCTTCTAATTCTTTTTTAACTGTTTCCTCTACAAAGCCACTTTCTTCTATTTCCACTAGTGCATCATTCATAATTTTATTTAAATCCATTTTATTATCCCACCCCTTATTTTCATTTTTGAGAGTTACAAAACACTTCAAAAATATTCATACTAAAAGACATTTTGCAACTTTTAGCCCATTCTTTTTGCTATTTCATATACAACATTTGCAGTAACAGCATTTCCTGCTTACTTGTACAGTTGACTATCTGAGCATACACTTGCTGCTCTTTCGTAATATTTATCCGGAAATCCTTGCAACCTAAAGCATTCCTTTGGTGTTAACCTTCTTATATCTCCATTTTTCAAAATTCCATGTTTATCTTGAGCTGTCAATGTGAACATTGTTTCTCCGCTTTCTTTAATTCTACGACCATTTTGTCTTTTATTTACCCTATCGGGCGTTAAAACTGCATTAACTAAAACTCCACTATTATCACAATTTCTATTTGTCACACCTGCATTATATTTTGCTTTAAGGCATCTAGCATTTATTGTTACTTTAGAGTTTTTATTTAAGTCTATAAAGTATAGACCTGTTTTAGCACCTCCACCTCCTGCCTGACTTCTAATACATCTAGCAATTCCAACTGCATCATAAATTCTATTTGTACTATGAGTTGGATTATTTAGTTGCTCAAGATTTTTTCCACTTTTTCTTTCGATAGGAAATACTTTTCGTGTACTTCGTCCTCTAAAATGTCCAACAATGAATATTCGTTCTCTATTTTGGGGTACTCCGAAGTTTTTAGAATTAAGAACTTGCCACTCTGCATCATAGCCGATTTCATCCAGTTCAACGAGAACTTTGAGGAAATCAAATCCTCCATTAACACTAAGTAGATTTTTAACGTTTTCAATAAGTAAATACTTGGGTCTATCTTCTTCTTTGAGTTCTCTAATAAGTTTTGTAACTGTAAAAAATAAACTTGAACGTTCTCCTCTGAATCCAAATTGTTTCCCTGCAACAGAAATGTCTTGACATGGGAATCCAAAACACCAGACATCTGCTCTTGGGATATTTTCTGTTCTAATTTCTCTAATATCTCTTTCAAACCATTCATCCTCCTTCGGTTTGTGCATGGCATTATAACTTAAATTTGCGAATTTATCATATTCGCAATGTCCCAAACATTTATGTCCTGCTTTTTCCATCCCTAGCCTAAAGCCACCTATCCCTGCGAATAAATCTAAAAATGTAAGCAATACAACGCCTCCTTATTTTCATTTTTGAGAGTTACAAAACATCTCAATGATAATTTTATTAAAAAACATTTTGCAACTCTCTAAACTGTTTTAATTAGATATTTCTTCTATTCAAATATAAGTTCTTCGCTATCAAGCCACTTTTTAATACCATCTTCACAATCATATTCAATATCATCAATCTTACAGTCATAAATACAACATTCGCATATCTTTTTATCATGTAAAAAATCTATTAATCTATTGATGAATAGTAACTCTTTCTCTTGTAACTTTTCTTTAAGACTTTTATTTTCTTCTCTTAACACACTAATTTCATTAAAAACATCTAAAAGTACTTTTGAATCAGCTTCATCATTTTCATTTAAATTCAATCTATACTCATAAACTCTACCAGCTATAAAACTTCCTATTACTAATATCACACTAGCTAACATGTTCATTAGATTTCATCCTTCCTATCATCAATCAGTATATTAAACCCACATGAACATTCTCTATAATATGTGTGTTCTTCAACTATTAATTTACCTTCATTGTTTCCTACCTTGTCATTACCACAGTTAGGGCAATAACAATACTTTTCTCCAAGTTTTATAATATCTTTTAATTTCATTTCTCAATATCTCCTTGAACCTTCTTATTTTTTCTTTTATAAGCTAACATTTGTGATACAAATTCAAAAAACAATCTCTCCAGCTCTTCTTCTTCTGAATTTACATAAACTTTGAAAAACTCCTTGTCTTTAGTTAACTGCATTTGTACTTTCATTTCTCAACATCCCCTCATATTCATATCTACTCAATATTTTTATAGCTATATCAATAGCTTTATTAACAGAACACTTTTTCTTATTTAATATCTTTTCAGCTAACTTAATTACTTGTTCCACATTTGCTAATACCATCTGACACCTCTTGAATATATTCCGCCTTCCAACCTTCTCTAGTTACTCTATTTTCTCTAGCTAAACAACTAGCATAATCTCCACTAATCTTTAAGTATTTACTTGCAGCCTTTGCACTTTTAAATATTCTAACTTCTCCAGTTTCAATATTAAAAACTTTTATAGGTTTACTTTTTGTATCATTAGTTGTTTTTTTCCTTATTTTCTTGAATTTCGATTCATTAAGTTTCAGCTTTATTTTCTTACTTTCATTTGCTTTTCTTACTTTTCTTAAATTAAGCTCAAACATATCTTCTAAATCCATAGTTTTTTCTAAAAACGTTCCTGCATCTACCCAAATTTTAGCCATATTCTACCACTCCAAATCTTTAAATATTATTTCATGGCTGCACTCACCAGCTTCAATAAATATACCTCTTTTATCTTGATAAATATTTTCTACTCCAATAATTCTTAATTCTGTATTTTCAAAGAATAATTTACACATATTGCCTTCTCTTAAATCTCCAAAATCTATAAGACATTCTTTACCTTTTAAAAATGAAAGTTCTTTTTCTCCTGTTTCAAAGTTAAAAACACTTACTAATTCCATAACTCTTAATCCTATTCCACAAATCTTACAATATCTAGCATCTTCGCTTATATCTTCATTTCTACATTGATAACAAACACTAATCTTATTTTTTCTTGTCTTTTCCAATATTTCAGCCTTCCTCATTTTGAAATACCTAACATTTTATATTGCATTATTTTTGCTACAACTGCTGATAAATGCAATATCTTAAACCACAACATTTCTCTTTGTAGATACTCCCATCCAGATACTATTTCAAAAGTAGCTTTACCTTCATATTTTACTCGTTTAAATGGATTGTCTATTTCTGTACCCTCGAATGTTACTTCTTCAGCTCTTGTATCATTTATCTCAAAACTTCCCTTATCGCATTCTAAGAACACTTTCTCACACTCATATTTCACTCTTAGACCTCCAATATTTTTTAACTTCTAGGAAGTTAATAGTTATATTAACTCCCTAATAATTTTTGTATTTTTAATCACAGAAAGTTCTACTGCAATGTGGGCATCCAGTTATAAGTTCTTTACCAGCTATATTAGCATATCCTTTTGAGATTCTAGCTTCTTTAAAAAACCTTATCTCATAGTTTTGATAAATATTTCTTCCACATCTACAGCAAATCCCATCCTTTGGCGCAAAATGAGGGTAATCTTTTTTCTTTGCAAATCCTTTTTGTAACTTTATACATTTTGCTATTTCTTTATCCGTTATTTTTACTAATTCATTCATATTATTTACCTCCAATGTTTTTTAACTTCTAGGAAGTAATATTGTATAATTACTCCCTAGACTACTTAACTTAATTAAAAAGGTATATCGTCATCATCTATTGCTTGAAAACCTTGTGGGTCTAATCCTGGTGGTACATATTCTTGTTTAGCATTATTATCATTTTTACTAGAAAGTAGTTCTAAAGCATTTACATTAACCTTAGTAATAGATTTCCAGCAACCATTTTCATCTTTGTAATTATATATATTTAACTCTCCAACAGCATATATAGGCTTACCTTTAACAAGATATTGCACTAAATTCTCTACATGTTTTCCTAATTGCTCACATTGAATAAAATCAGTTATTTTATTTCCATTTTTATCTTTAAACCTTCTATCTACTGCCATTGAAAAGGTTATTTTTGGAGTACCCGAATTTGGAAGGTACTTCAATTCTGCATCTGCAACTAATCTTCCAACTAAAGTTATTGTATTCATTTAACTAGCCCCCCTTCTATTTTTCTTCCTGCTCTTCTGTATACTCAACAAAGTAAGTATAAGTTGTCTTGCTATTTTGCTTCTCTCTAGCAATCTTTACTGTATATCCAGCTTTCCCAAGTAATCTTAATAATTCCAATCTATCTTGTTCGTTTAAAGAACCACTTCTTTGTGCATATATTCTCGCCATTTTATACCTCCCCTTTCTAGGAAGTAATATATTGATATTTACTTCCTAGAAGTATAATTTTATTTAAATTTAACCTTTTGACTTTTCTTAATTATGTCATCTAGTTCGTCAGGTGAATATTGAGTAAAGGTTTCATTGAAGTTATGAAACTTATTTTTACTCACATTAGGAGTATTCACATTTTTATGATTAGACTGCTTCTTCTCCTGTTTATTCTTTTTCTTCCTCTCAAACTCATTTTGATACTCTGTAAGTTCTAAATTAGTTTTTACACCTGCTTCTATCCAATTATTTAAGATTGTTTTTACATACTTATAATTCTTAACTCCACTGCCTACAGCTTCATCAATAGCTCTTATTATTACATCAGCTTCCATTCCATCATCTAAGTAACTCATTAACTCTATAAAGTTATTAGGAGTAATCACACCTATATATTTTTCAAAGTATTTTTTTATATAGGTGGTTTTATCTTGTTGAGGTTGTTCATTAATAACAATAGTAGTAATATCATTATTTACTTTAAAGTCATTACTTACTACTTCCGTGTTTTCCGGTTTCCGAGAAACCCGGTTTCCGGGAAATCCGGTTTCCGGGAAATCAGTTTTTCGGGATTTTAGCTTCTGAGGATTTTCAAGTGGTATCTCATATACTTGATAATCATATCCTCCAAGCATCTTATTAGTATTAGAATCTCGACAAGGTGTTCTTGTTATATATCCATTTTCTATGAGCTCCCTTAAAATATTTGCTGTAGCATCCCTCCCATTTTTACTTCTTTTATATAAATCATTAACATAGATTTTCCAGTGGTCGGGCTTACTAATCAGATATGAATGTAAGCCTTTTGCTTGCCAGCTTAATTTTACATCTTCCAAACAAGTTTTATTTAAAACTACATATGGATTATCTTTGTCTTTGCTTACTCTTATAATCCCCAATACTATCACCTACTCTTGTTTTTGCTTCTCTAAAATGCTCTTATATCCATTTAAAACTTTCTCATACTCCTGCTTAGTCAAATCTACTGCTAACTTTCCAAACTTCTTATATACTTCACTATCAACTCTATTTTTATCTTTTTCTATAGATTCTCCTAGCGAATATAGTATATTTAATTCGCTCTCATTAACTTCTTTTTTTTTCTGCTCATTTCCATGTTTATTTGTTGCATCACTATCTTTTGTATCATCAATACAAAATAATCCATTTAAAGCGTACTTTCTTGCATAACTTGATACACTTCCAGTTACTTGTGCTAAATCCATACCTTTTTTAGTTTCATCTTCTCTAGCTAATGCCTTTGTAGATACTTTCTCTCCTGTTTCTGCATCTATTAAAGTTGCTGTAGCTTCTACATAAAATCTATTTCCTATCTGAACAATATTATCATCCAATATAACTAATGCTTTTTCTTCCTTTAGAATAGGTTTTAAACCTTCTAGTATATCCTCACAACTCCTATAGTTGTATTTACCAAAGCTATTAAATTGACTTTTAGGAGCTTTTAAAGTACTCTGTATATTTACAAGTTTTATATAAACATTATTAGTTTCCATGGTCCTCACCTACTCTTTTTTAGCTTTTGGAATTGTTAGTGTAGTTCCATATTCAATCCTGCAACCTTCGACCTCATGACCTTTTTTAATAAAGTCTTTAATGGTATTCTTATCTACTTTTACAACTTGCTCTACTGTTTTGTATATAGCAGGTATCTTTTCTTCATCTTCTATGACTAAGCTACCTGCTGACTTTCTTATACTTATATTTCCTAAAACTGTTTCTACTTTTTTAGTACCAAGTAATTCCATACAGTCTTTTATATTGCTTTTTAATCTATCAAGAGTATTCTTTTTGACCCTTTTTAACTCTTGCAATCTTTTAATCTCTGAATCTATAGAGTTTATATCACTGTCAATGTTTAATATTACTGAAACTATCCTAGTGTTTTTATTTTGTATCTCTTGTTTTATTATTTCTTTTATTTCCTCTAGTTTTTCAGCTTCATTTCCTGTTGTTTCTGTTAAACCTTCTTCTATTTCTAATAAATCTGTAGTTAATTCATATAAAGTACTCATAATTTCCCTCCGTTTATGCTATAATTAGCTTAATTAAATTTTTTAATATTTATTTGAATTGAGCCATTGCTGTGGCTCTTTTCTACATTATTTGAACTGTTATGGGTCTATCTGTTTCAAATTCTTCTCTCATTAGCAGTTCTTCTGCTTCTTCTGTATCTCTTTCTATCCTTTTGTACTCTGCATATGCTTCATGCTTAATTCTGTCTTGTTCATCTGTTGTAAGACTTCTATCTGCCCATGCTCTTTGTACTATATCTAAATATATTAAGTATTGTGCTTTTCTGTATTTTTCTATATCTTTGATTAATTCTTGTCTACTCTTCATTTTCTAATCCCCCTATTGATTCAATTTCTGAATTTAACATAAGCAAAATATCCTCATATGCTCCTAATTCTTTTTCATCTGCTATACACTTATATCCAATTGTTTTTTTAAATTCTATCCTCTCACTTAGAGCCTGTATTTTGTATTCTAAAAATCTTTTGGTTACTTCCATATTCAATCCCCCTTAAAGTTCAAGTCCTCTTTGCTTACATTCTTCCATATAAGTTACACACTCTATGTAAAACTTTGGTGTAGGTACTTTCTTATGTCTTATACAAAATCTTAGAAACCATCTTAGATTCAACTAAATCACCCCCTTTCTCTTTTTCATTACATCTCTATCTTTTAGTGCATTTTTCATTACATATTCTTCAAAAGAGATTAAATCTATCCTATATGAATTACCTATAGGAATTACAGTATAATGGTTTTGTGCCATTGCTTCCCTTATCATGTTTCTCGCAGTTGCATCTGACACTTTTAAGTACTCACGAAATTCTTTTACTGTAACTAAATCCATCCTCTTTATTTTTTCTCTATCTAAAAACATCTTGATGATGTCTGTTGTATCATCTCTTTGCATTAATTCTTGTACTAAGTCTTTTGTGTCTATGAATTGTAATGCTACACTCACTTTTATCTCACCCTTTCTATCTTCCAGCTAGTTTATCTAATGTAACGTCTAAATAGTCAGCTATTTTTATTAATGTATCTATAGTTGGATTTTTATTTTCTCCTCTTAAAATCGCATATAAATTCCCTGAATCTACGCCTATTTCTTTTGCTAATTTCCATGCTTTTAAATCTCTATCTTTTAAAATTTTATTTATGTTGTCATTAATTGCCATTATTTTCCTCCTTTGATATACTATATTTGTAGGATATATCCTATATCTTTTTATGAAAGTTGGTGATATTATGCAGTTCAGTAAAGATATATTACATACTCTTACTTTAGAAATTCTTAAGGAAAAATATGATTTTAAAAGTTCTTCTGAAGAAGAACTTTTAAAACATTACCATGAAATCTTTTTGAAACTTTCAGAAGTCAATAATAGTTTTTCTAAAGGTGATGGTCTCAGTGTCTTTAAACAAATGTAGGTACTAAATTATATTTAAGAGCTTCTTTGCAAAAATCTAAAATATCTTTTGAGGAAAGGATACTTTGTTCATTTTCATTCAATGTATTAAGTATCCTTTTAGCTATTTGCAACTCTTCTTTTGATAATATTAATTCCGTTTCATTATTTACATTGTTCACTACACTTTCAAATGAAATTTTCATTTAATTACACACTCCTTTAATTTCTATATTTGATGGAATACTTTGTTGCTCCAGTTTTTCATACTCAACTTCTTTTGTACATATGCAACATATTTTAGGCTTCAACCCTTTTTTAACTTCTACCTCATTATCAAACCCACAATATGGACACTTGCAAAAATATTTTACTCTTGAATCGCTTGTATTATTTTTCATGTATTTAACCTCCTAGTTAATAATTAATTAAAACAATATATTTCAAAATATTCTGTATTTAGTTTTCAAGGTGCTGTCATGTTTTAACTTAACATTGATAATTGTTCTTCCTCTTCCTTTAATAATCTTTTTAGAATGTACTCTTGACCTTTTCCTGTAACTCTTGTTGTTCTATAGGTAAATACACCTGTTGATGTCTCTCTAGTACCTTCCACAGTTTCTAAATAACCTTTTTCCACTGCAAATTGTTTTGGTTCAGTTGAATTTTTAAATACCAAACCCCATACTCTTAATTTTTCATATAGCCTTTTCTCACCAATTATTATTCCGTTACTTTTAGAAATTACTTTTGCTACCTCCCTCACAAGTAAACTATTTTTTGAAGATGCTATTTGATTGATAAATCTATTTTTTTCTTCAAGTTCTCTATTTTTACTTTCTATTTTCCTTTGAGCTACTTGTAATGCTCTTGCCATAATTTCATCATCTGACATATCACTTGTTGAATGTATATATCCTCCAGTCTTACGAATTTCTTTTAGTATCTTTTTAACTTCTTTTTTAAATTGTTTAGCAATTTGTTTTCTACTTTGCATCAAAACCTCATACAATCCATCTTCTGTTAAAAACCAAGCACTATAAGCATTGTTTAGAGTGCCTATTTGTATTAATTCTTTTTCTTCTGCTTCGATATTAGATAACATTGTTGATACATTACTATGCTCTATCCATTCGGCTACATCTTTAGCTAAAAACAAAGGTTTTTCTAAAGTTCCATAAACTCTAAATTCTTTCCCCAATAATTCTTGTTCTTTAATTGTTTGTAAATTATTCATGTTTATCTGCCTCCTTTTTGTAATTTCTATATTCTAATAGTTCAAATTCCTTCCATAGTATATCTAATATAAATGAGTTCTTAGTTAATCCTAAATATTTTGATTTTTTTGTTATTTCTTCATTTAATTTTTCTGGCATCCTAACAGTTATTCTCTTTTTATTTGAGTTCATTTTGCCGTCAACTCCTTCCTTGTTTTAATAATATCACGCCGTCTTTATGCCGTCAATATATTTTATAGATTTTCTATAAATTATTTTTATGATATAATAATGACATCATTTAGACTTTAAAAAGGAGGTATTATTATGTCGTCTACATTGCCCAAATACACTTTACGAATAAATAAAATTTTACTTGAAAAAATTAAGTATATTGCTGAAAGTGAAGGTCGCTCTGCTAATAAGGAGATTGAACAACTGATAAAAAAACATATTGAAGATTATGAACAAAGAAAAGGAGAAATTAAAGTTAGTATTGAAGAATAATTTATATATGGTTGCTAATCACTAATAGTATGTACTCGTTCACTGACATACCTTTTTGATTAGCCTTTTCTTTGCACTTATTATATAATTCTTCTGTAATACTCAAAGTATATTTCTTTTTATTACTCATGTAGTCACTTCCTTTTCAAAATATTCTGTATTTAGTTTTCAAGGTACTGTTATGATTTAACTTAACATTGATAATTGTTTACTACTTTTAAACTTATTAACAAAATAAACTTGACCTTTTCCAGTTATTTTTACTGTTCTAGTTACTTTAGTGCTTCCATCAGGGTTATTTATTACTCTTTTTTTAACTTCCATTATTCCTAAATTCATACTTTTTTGAGTTGGTATATTATAATCTTCACCTTTACGCTTAATTAAATATCCATTTTCTCGCATCCAGGCAAATAATCTGTTTTGTCCTATATCTACTCCATTTTGTTTTATAAGTTTTGCAAGTTCTCCAACTAATATAGAATTGTTTGAAGCTGAAACTGCATCAGCAAATAATACTTTTGGTTGCTGTAACTGAATTACCTTATCTTTTTCTTGATTTTCTAATTGTAGTTGTTCTTTTTCCTCAACTTCTATTAATAACTGTTGCAATGCTTCTTTGTATGTAGTTGGTAGTTTAGGTTGTTGTTCTTTTAACTCTCGCTCCATTTCTTCAAACTTAGTTACATAAATCGCTGTAAATATAATTCCCTTTTCACCTGTCATTTTATTAGCTACCATGTCACAACCTTTTTTAGTTAATAAGTAACAAGGCTGAATTTTATTTTGAGTATTTATATAAGTACTTTCTATGAAAAAATCCTGACTCCTCAAATTTGATGAGTCCTCTAAAATTTTCTTGTATCCTCTTATATCTCTTAACAAATTATCATGTTTCTTTTCTATTAACTCTGCGACTTCTCTACTCTCAACTAAGAATTGATTATTTTGCTTGATTATTGTTAGGTCATTCATGCTTATACCTCCTCTTTTATTCGTTTTTATAGACCTTTTCTTTATTTACTTGAAGCCCAAGTTTAATAAGATACCTTAGCATTTCACTTTGAGATTCTTTATAAAACTTTTCCTTTTTTAAAACATCTAAATCTGTTTCTAATTCTGGAAATATAGTTATTGAAATTCTTTTTGATTTAGTTGGCATTTTCATCCTCCTTTTGTCACCAGTGGTGAACCTCTTTATATTTTTATTATAGATGAACTGGTGAACCATGTCAACACTTTTTTATTATATTTTTATTTTTTATATTTACACCATTTCACCACTGGTGTATAATACACTTAAGGTGAGGTGATGTAATGGCTACTCAAAAACCAAGGTTCACAATAACTGTTGATGATGAACTTTTAAAAGAAATTGATGATTTTAGGTTTGATAAAAGGTTCTCTACAAGAACACAAGCTACTATTGAATTAATCAAATTAGGTTTAGAAAAATTAAATGCTGAAAAATGCAAAGAAACAAAAGAATAAGTCCTCTTTTGGGCTTATTCGCCTTATATAGGCAGGCGTATTGTTGTTTGCTCTATTTGCATCTAATCACCTCTTTTGAATATTTTATATTTAGTTTTCAAAGTGCTTTTCTTTCAACTCCTTTTGTTTTCATTTTGCTAACTTTCTCTATAAAAAATTTCCTCTATTGTTATTTCTGGTACTCTTTTTTTTATGCAATTATATATGTTAAACATTTCTGCTTGAGTAAACTCTCTAGCTCCCTTTTCTTTCATATAATATGATGTCAGACACATGTTAGCAACAGTTGCCATTTCTTTTTGTGACATCTCCATAAACTTTCTATATCTAGCAAGATTGTTAACCATTTTATCACCTCTCTTTGTTTTCATTTTGTTAACTTAATTATAGTTAACATTTTGCTAACTGTCAATAGCTTTTTATGAATTTTTTAATAAAAATATACATTTCGCTAACAACAGTTATCATTTTGCTAATAACATGTTATCATTTAGTTAATTATTAAAAACGGAAGGTGAATACTATGACTAACACATTTGGAAACAGGTTGAAAAATTTAAGAAGTGAAAAAAGAATAACAGGCGAAGAACTTGGGAAAATATTAAATGTTACAAAAGTAGCTGTAAGCAATTGGGAAAGTGATAGAAGATTTCCTGATCAAGATACTTTAAAAAATATCGCTGACTATTTTGATGTATCTGTAGATTATTTACTATGCAGAAGTGATGCAAGAAATACAATTAATGATAAAGTTAATACATCTAATACAACTTTTGACATAATCGAAAATTCAGATGCTAATAAAAAAGTTAAGGAACTTATGAAAAAAATATATTCTCTCAATGATGATGACAGAAATGCTATAGAAAAAATAATTGATAATGCTTATATAATAAAAACGAAGAAAGAAGAGAATTAAAACTCTTCTTCTTTTTCTATTTTTTCTAATAAGCTTTCAAAAAACTCAACATCTAATTCTAATAATACTTCTAATTCTTTTATAGTCTTTTTAATGCGCTCCTCTTTGTTAATGTTTTCATTTGATTTATGCATACATATCCCCCTAACATCAGAACTTATGTTCTTATTTTTAGTTAAAATTCCCTGACGAATCTTAATAAAATATAACTATGTATTTTCATTTCTAAAAATATTTTTAGATTATTCAAAATTTTCTTGGATAATTATCTTACTTACATAATAATACTTTTGTTAAATATATGCAATAAAAAAAGGGGAATTGTAACAAAAAAATCGAAATTTGTAGACAGTTGGTAATTTTTTCCATTCCCGTGTATTATTAATCGTCTTTTTAATTATAATTTTTTGTATTTTCTTGTTTATATAATTATTTTTATAATATATTGTAATTTAAAATTTACACAAAAATTTATATGTCGATTAAAAATATTATTATATAATATTATTTTTATTAATTTCACATTTAAATTTGTATCTTAATTTACTTTTTCTATTTACACGTATATAAATACGTGTTATAATATAATTGTAAGCAGGGAGTATGAAATCTTATTCTTCAAGAGAAATTTTAAAGGAGTTGATAAAATGAAAAAAGATATATATGTATATCCTGCTATACTAAGCTATGATGAGGATGGTATCTCTGTAGAATTTCCTGATTTACCAGGTTGCCTTACATGTGGAGATACAACAGAAGAAGCCTTAAAAATGGCAAAAGAAGTTTTGGGATTACATCTGTATAGCATGGAAGAAGATAATGACATAATACCAAATCCAACAACTATAGATAAATTAAACTTAGAGAAAAATCAAATACCAACTTTAGTAGAGATATATATGCCAATTCACAGAAAAGCTATAGAAAATTACTCTGTTAAAAAGACTCTTACTATTCCCCAATGGCTTAATAGGGAAGCTGAGAAACATAAGGTTAATTTCTCTCAAATACTTCAAGAAGCTTTAAAAAATCACCTTAACATTCATTAAATATTAGAGCAGTTCAACTGCTCTTTTATATAAAAACTTATAAAGGGAGTGTACATATATGAATATCAAATCAGCTTTTATAAGAAAAAGAGGGGAAAAATTTCATGTATATGTGGAATATGTGGAAGAAGAAACTGGCAAAAAGAAACAAAAAAGTTATGGAAGCTATGAAAAGAAAAAGGATGCTGAAAAACATTTAATTGAAATAAAGTCTACTATAAATAAAAATAAATTTGTTGCTCCAAATAGTGTGACTCTTGTAGAAAGATGTTATATATACCTTGAAGAAAAAAAAGACGACTTTTCACCATACACTTTGAGAAATAGAAAAAGTGTAATTAGAAATCACATTGAACCTTTTTTTAGAGATATGAAATTAATTGATATTAGTCCAAGTTTTTTACAAACGTATGTTAATAAGATATATAAAAAATATTCTTTAAATTCTGCAAAAAATTCTATTAGTTTTTTAACTGCTTTATTACATGAAGCTTATAGACTTAGAGAAATACAAGAAGATGTTTCTAACTTTGTGATAACTCCAAGTAAAAAAGATACATCTGTAACTAATTTTTATACTAAAGAAGAAGCCCAGCTTCTATTAGAAAGATGTCTTGACACTGATTTAGCTATACCTATTTATTTAATGTTAACGCTTGGATTACGTTTTGGAGAAGCTGTAGCACTTAGGTGGTGTGATGTTCAACTTAATGAAGGAGTCATAAATGTAAAGCAAACAATGGTACATGTCGATGGAAAAGTAACTTTTAAATCCCCTAAAACAGCTAAATCTAAGAGAAGATTAACAGCAACAACGGAGTTGATAGTACTATTAAAAGAAGAAAAGTTAAGACAAAACAAATTAAAATTACAAGGTATACTAAAAAACGAATTAGATTTAATATGCTTAAACAAAAAATTTCAGATTTGGACACAACAAAAATTTTTCAAACCTTTTAAAAAATTATTAGAGAGTAACAATCTTAGATACATAAAATTGCACGAGCTTAGACATACAAATGCAACTTTAATGTTGCTTTCTGGAACTAATATAAAAACTATTTCAGAAAGATTGGGGCATACAGATATAAAAATAACTATGAATAAATACTCCCATGTACTTGAAGAAATGGACAAAGAAGCATCTGAAAATTTGAGCAAAATACTATTTAAATAA